TATTTTTTTTATTTGTTTATTATTTTTATGTATAAAATAAGATATTAATTTATAATCTATTCCAATAAAATTAATCATTTTATATAAAAAAAATAATTAAAAATTATTATTAATATTTTTAATAATATTTAGAAAATTCTCTATTAAACAATTTTTTATCAGCATCATTTTCGCTTATTTTCATTAATAATGATATTAATTTTACCACATCATTTTTTATTAATTCAATTAATTTATCTATTTCTTTTATTGTTATATTATAACAATATAAATTATTATCTATGTTTTTACATAATATATTAATATTATTGTTATACGAATATTCAATTAATAAATTCTCTAAATAAATACCACTTTGCATATATAATATATAATCATTTTCTTTTATATATGTATCTTGTAATTTTATGTATAATATATTTAAAAATCTTGGCAATAATTTATCAGCTGTTAAACAACCAATCGATGTTATTTTAATTTGATATTTTTTATATATTTTATTAAAATCATAATCATCTGATATTATTTTATTGTCGTTATTTATGGGTATAATTGTAAAATTATTAATATTACAAAATCGGGAATCTGCTATTGTATATTCTTTTTTTAATGTTATATTGTCTATATTAAATACACCATTTATATACGGTAATAAACATATATTTGTGTGTTTATCTAATATTATTAATTCTTTAATGTCAAATGTAATATCATTTGTTTTAATATATTCGTGTAAATCAGTATTATAATAATTTATTTTCTTTTTTATATATCCAATTTTACTATCCACGTATTTATTTAATAATTCTTCAGCATTATTATCTATGATTACTCCGTTAATTCTATTTGATATTTCTGTTTTATTTATAAAATTAATATTTGATGTGTTTTTTGTGTTATCTATGTATATATTTGCTATATTGGTATCTAAATAATAAATATAATCATATTTAAATGCAATCTGCCTTAATGCATTTAATAACCCTATTGAAACATCATCAATATTTATTATTATTGTTTCATTGTCTAATGTTAAATAATCATTTATATTAATATTAACATCTTTTATATGTGTTTTTAAATTATTTTGTATTAATTTAAGATTTGATAATACTTCTGATGATATGATTTTCATTTTTATATTGATATAATTATATAATTTAAAATCAATTTTTAAAAAAAAAAAATGAATATAATATATTATAATAAATTATAAATTATGATTAAACTCGTTTTTGTTTTATTGAATGATGAAAATAGCCAAAATACAATTAATATATTACAGTTTTTAAACGAATATATTAATGAATTAAATAAAAAACAATTTTTTGTAGAAATATTCCCAATTGATAAAAATATTATTGAAACCGATAAATTCATAAAATTTCGTGAATCTAATAATGTTCAATCAATTCCTTCTCTCATTGTTATGAAAAACAATGAAATTAATACTATATCAAATGCAAATAATGTTGCGTCTTTTTTAGAAAATATTTTAATTAATAATAATAATAATAATAATAATAATAATAATAATATAAATGATAACGAATCGTTAAATAGTGCGGATGAAATTGAAAATTATATGACACATGAAGTATGTAATAAAAATTTTGATAGAAATGAAGATATATTATCTACTGGTCATGAAGACAATACATTAATGAAAAAAATGAAAGAATTTAATTCAAAAAAAGGTATTGATATTACAAATAATTCAAATAATTCAAATAATTTAAATAATACAAATAATACGAATCATTTAATAAATAAACAACAACAAAAAACATATAATAATAATGATAATAATGATGATAATGATATTGATAAATATAGTGAAAAATTATTTAATAAAGCACAAAAAAAAAATAATATAAAAAATATTATAAAAAGCAAATTAAATAATGGTAATTCGGATAATGATGATAGATTAATATCTGATAAATTTTTAGATAATTTAGAAGATGATTAAAAATATAATTATCAAGACAATAAAGTATACTTTAAATCAAAAAAATAACATTATTGGTATATGAATTTTATTTTTTTTTATTTATGTAGATAAATTATATAAATATAATATATAATTTATACAACATGTATAAATACGATAAAATATATGAATTATCTGATAGTGAATATAATGAATTTTATAACAGTAAAAAAAATGATATTGCATTTATATTACAAATATTAATGAGTAATATATCTATATTAATTAATGAAAATATAAATATATTGAGTATGTTTATTGAACAAAATATGAGTGAACAAAATGAATTAAAAAGTAAATTTCAAAATGATTTTAATGAATTAAAAAGAAAATTAAGATCAGCACAATCATTTGATCAATCAACAGTTGTTGATAAATTTTACCCTATTATTATTCAAAACAAAAATATTATTTTAAATTTATACGATCCTTTAAACCCTAATGAAAACACAGTAAATATACGTAAAATATTTGATTTTTTAACATGTGATAATAATAAACATTTAAAAAAATTATATAGTGGTTTATATTGGTTATTTAATAAATATAATGATAAATCAAATAAATCAAATAAAAAAAATAATATAAATAATGCAGAAAAATATATAGATGGTGTATTAAATGGTGATGATAAAACGAGAATACGTATTATAATAAATTCTATAAAAAATAATTTTTATAACATTAAAGATGTTATTATTAAATCATATGATAAAATTGATAATTATATAAAAATTGAAAATACTGTTGATGCAGATCACACAAAATCATTATGTGAAGATATAATAAAAAAATCAATAAATGATATTGAATATCAACACATGTATTTAATAATACAAATAATAAAAAAATTATTATTATCATATGATGATATTTATAAAAATAAACATGAATTTATTTTATTTAATGTTATTGTTGATGAATTAAACAATGAATTAATTGATGTGTTATCAATTGATATTAATAATAATAATATTAATATGGATAGTTTAATTAACAATATTGACACAAATATATTAAAAATATACAATTATATATTATATGATAATTTAATTAAAGAGAATGTATTTGGTAATAATGATATAAATACAGATTTTATTAAAAATATATTTTATGATTTTTTAAATGAAATTAATATGTTTGATGAATTAAAAAAATATATTGATTATTATGTTGATATATTATTACAATTGACATTAAAATGTAAATTATATATAAATAGTTTTTTACAATTAAATTTACGAAATATTAAAAGTTTTAATAAAAATTTGTATAATTTATTAATTGTATCGGAAAGATATTTTAACGCAAAATTACATCAATAATAATCAACCAATACATATAACATCTTTATCACATATGGCTAACATTTTATTAGTATTATTTTTATTATTATTAAGAATATCGTTAATATCAGTATAAATAACATGTGTAGTTGGTATATTATTGCTGTTATAATGTTCATCAAAATGAATATTATTTTTTTCAAACATATGTTTATAATCTTGTAACATTTTTGTAAAAAATGAGTCAATATATATGATTAGTGTACCCAATTTACAAACAGTAATGCGATCATCATCATATGTAAATTGCAAATTTTTTATACCTATTTTACTTTTATTTAAATTTGTTATAATACTTTTAATTAATAAAGGATCATTAGTTTTATTATTTTTTAAATATGTTTCTATTAAATTTGTTGCTTCATAAATTTTTGTTTGTATAAATAAAAATGTTTTTTCTCTGCTTTCATTGTCAAATATTGATCTATATATTTTTGAAAATAATCCATTTGGCACAATTTTTAAATATTTAGTATTAATGCGTTCATCTTTATTTATTTCAGAAATAAATTGTAATACACTATTTAAATCTTCCATATATACTATATAATATAATTAATATAATTTTAAATAATGATATGTTATTTACCCATTTATAAAAAATCACTATTAAATTAAAATACATACATCATTAGTTTTTTAATATATTATTTTTTTTTATGTTTTAATATTATAATAAATAATAATATATATTATTAATAACAATGCCAGTTAAAATAAAACAAATAAAAAAAGGTGGTAATATTAGTAAAGATTCTTTAGGCGATGTATCATCATTACTTGATAAAATGTTTGGAAATAATCCAATATTAGATCCTGATATAATTTTTACACGTTGTGATGATATAAAAAAAAACATGATTAAATTAAAACAAATTATTGAAATATTTTATAAACATCCCATGATTAAAGATATTTGCACTGATAATACACATTTAACAAAAGATTATAATGATATTGATATATTTATAAATGAATTAAATGATTTTATAAATAATGAAATGGTATTTGAATATACTTTAGATGATATGAGAAAAAAAAATATTACATTAAATGATATTATGCATGAAAAAGCTTATGATGATGAAAAGGCTAAATTGTTGACAGATTATTATAAAAAAATAAAAAGCAGTGATTTTATTAATGTTGCAATCGAATTATTAAAAAACATGCAACCTCATAAAAAATATATAAATGATGATGATGTAAATGAATGTAAATGGTTAGAAACATTACCAGGTCATACATATGAAATTTTTCCATTTTCATCATTAAATATTAAATTTGTTTATATGATTAATTTTAATGACAATGATGACACATATCATAAAAAAAAATTTATAGCTAATTTATTAAATAAAATATATAAATGTTGCGTAAATGTACATAATTTAATTACTGATGTTGATTTTGATATTAGTAAATTTACTGATATTATTTTAAATAATATTGATTTACTTAAAAAAGAATTACCTAGATGTGATGACGCATTTGATGTTATTTCTCAAGCTTTACATAAAATTAAATCAAATTTTAAACATTATTATAAAGATTTTGAAACAACAAGTGATCCAACTATTATTATTCAAAATTTTATTAAAGATATATATGATGATAATAAAAGTAACCCTATCGTTATTTCTCAACTTAAAAAAATAATTTCACATTTTTCTAATAAAATTAAATCTAATACAAAAGTATCACCTCAAGTTTCTAATTTAATTGATAACTTAAATGATTTATCATTTAAATCAGAAACAAGCAATGATAACACTTCACCAGTTGATATTTTAAATACTATTAAATATATTAATCATGATATAAATAATAATGAATCTAATACAATTACTGATATTACAGATAATGATAATGATGATGATGAATCTAATAAAATTACTGATATTACAGAAGAAAAAACATCTAATGATTAAACCAAAATAATTATATAAAAAAAAATGAATTTATATAAATATAAATATATTATAACATATATATTGATAACAGATAGTTAAAAATATACATACTATAATGTCAACATTTCAAAGATTATCTGAATATATGATTAATATTAATAATAATCAATATTATAATACATATGATTTTAAAACGTTTTTAACGCCACATACTTTACATAATTTAAATAATATATTAAATATTAGAAATTTTCAAGAAAATAATATTAATATTAATAATAAAACTGAATTAATTAATATGATTATTAATAATATTAATAATATTATTAATAATAATTATTACGTTGATAATAATTTATTTCTTATTATTTATGAAACATTAAGAAATAATAATATGTTATCAAATAATCATGAATTTGATACATTTACATTACGTAATTTAATATATATACTTAATAATATGAATAATATACAATATGATAATATTTCAACATGTGATTTGTTTTTAATATATCTAATAATATACTTCACTTTAAATTATCACAGCAATAATAATAACAATAATTATATAAATAATAATATTAATACTAATAATGAAATAAATAATAATTATATTAACACAATATACAATACTAATACTAATAATAGAAATAGAATAGTTGAAAACACTATTAATGCGCTTAGAAATAATAATAATAGAAGTTATCGAAATAACAGAAATATTATTAATGAAAATATAATTAATAATTATAATAACACAAATAATAACACAACATATAATTCAGAAAGAGGTGGGTATCCAGGTGTTAATAGTGCAAATGGTATTGTTGGTCCAAACAATACATATACACAAACTACCAATTATCCAATTAATGATACAAATATAAATGTTACAATTATATTTGATCGTCAAATTGACCCCCACACATTATTATCATCACGTATAAAATGTCCATTTTGTAGAATTGAATGTGAAAGAACTGATTGGTTTAATACAAATATTAAAGATACATGTGATATTTGTTGCGAAGATGGTGATATATATAAATCTAATTTATGTCGCCATAAAATGTGTAAACATTGTGTTGATAATATTAGAAATTAATATTAAATGAATTTTTTATTTTTTTTATATATAATTAATGATTGATTATAGTGATGACGAAAAACAAACTACAATTATAACATGTCCTTTTTGTAGAAATAAAACAAGTCGATCACAGTGGATACATTATAAATTTAAAAAATTATGTGAAATTTGTTATAATAATCATAATATATGCATATCTAATATATGTAACCATGAAATATGTATAAAATGTATAAAATGTATATATTAAAAAAAATGATATTTTTTATATAACACCGTATCCACTGCTTAGTGGAACATAAGGCGATATTGATTGCTTAAAAAGGCGAGTTTATGTCAAACATGTTAATTGAACCAGAATCAATAAATAATATTAATGAACATAACAATAATTATAACAATTATTATTATTATATTGAAAATAACACAAATATAAATTATAACAATAATATTATTAATGATATAATAAATAATTCAAGACGCCGCTCATCAAGTAGAAGAAACAACCGAAGTGTTGATAATGGTAATAGTTCGCCAGGGACACGAACACAAACACCACCATGGAGAGGAAACAACGTAAAATGTCCATTTTGTAGAAGAGAATGTCATTGCAATGAATGGGTGCAAACTGACGAAGTTGAAACATGTGATATTTGTTTTAATTCAGAACCATTATGCAGATCTTCACAATGTGGTCATAAAATGTGTGCAGAATGTCTTGGACGAATTAGAAGATAAATTATAATATTTTTTTTGAAAAAATAATTATATATATAACAAATAAAAATATTAATAAATAATGGATAAATATACGTTAACAGAAAATTTTATAGAAATAATAATAAATACAGATAAATTTGATGATAATGATTTATATATTGTAAAAAATTTAGAAAGATTATTTGTTATAAAAAATACAGTAAAAATACAAGGTCATTATATAGTTAATAAACATACTAATTATAAAACTGATTTAACTGATAATATACGAGTTATACAATTGCCTAAATACGCAGGATTAAATTTAATGACTAAATTAAATTTAAATTATGTTGATAAAAGAATAATTCCATTGAATGATATAAATTTTAATTCAGGTATAATATTATACGAAAATCAAAAAAAAATATGCGATGATATGGAAAAAAAAATAAAAAGTAGAAATAGTCATAGTTATATATATATAGCTCAGCCGGGTAGTGGGAAATGTATGGGATATGGTACAAAAATAATTATGTATGACGGTACAATCAAAGAAGTGCAAGATATTAAAGTGGGTGATATATTAATGGGTGATGATTCTACACCAAGAAAAGTATTAAACCTTGGTAGGGGTGTTGATGAAATGTATAAAATATCAAATGTAAAAGGTGATGAATATATTGTTAATAGTGAACATTTATTATGTTTAAAATATAGTTTATTACCAAAAATAAAAGACAATATAAACAGAAATGTATATGAAATAACTTGGTTTGATTGTGAATTGGTTAAAAATAGATATAAATCATATTCATATAAAAATAAAAATAAAAATGATGTATACAATGATGCTGTTGATTATAAAAAAAAATATGTTGATATTAATATAAATAAAGATATTATTATTTCTGTTCAAAATTATTTAAAATTATCGAAAAATATAAAATATTATTTAAAAGATTATAAAACAATGATTAATTTTAATCAAAAACATATTGATTTGGATGCATATTTTATTGGGTTATGGTTAGGTGATGGAAATTCAAATAAATCAGAAATATCAAATCAAGATTCGCGAATATTAAAATATTTATCAACTCATCTATTAAAATATAATTGTTATTTAAATTATATAGCTAAATATGATTATAGATTTGTATCATTTGATAATAAATATAATTATATTACAAATAAATTAAAAGAATATAATTTAATAAATAATAAACACATACCCTATGAATATAAATGTAATTCTAAAGAAAATAGATTAAAATTATTAGCAGGTATATTAGATAGTGATGGTCATTTAGATAATAATTGTTATGAAATAATACAAAAAAATAAATTATTATCTGATGACATATTATATTTAGCAAGAAGTTTAGGATTTGCGGCATATCAAAAAGAATGTAAAAAAAGTTGTATGTATAAAAATGAAAAAAAAGAAGGGACATATTATAGAATATTTATAAGCGGCAATGGTTTGGAACAGATACCATTATTATGTGAGAGAAAAAAAGCAAAACCAAGGCAACAAATTAAAGATGCATTAAGAAGTGGTATAACAGTTACACCAATTGGTATAGATAATTACTATGGTTTTGAATTAGATGGGAATCATAAATATATATTAGATAATTTTATAGTTACACATAATACAATAACTGCAATTGAATTAATCAATAGATTAAAAGTGAAAACTATTATAGTTTTACCTAATTTATTATTATTAAATCAATGGAAAACAGAATTATTAAATAATTTGGACATAACAGATGATGAGATATTATTATGGTGTGGTCAAAGTAATAAAAAAAATAAGAAAAATTTAACAATTTATAATAATATGTTTAAAATTATATTGACAACAGTGCATACATCAATTAAAATTGATCCAAATATATTAAATGAAAATAAAGTATATTTTGCGATATATGATGAAATACATTTATATGCAACACAATTATTTTCTGATACATTTTGGAAAGGTCAACGTTATTATAATTTAGGTTTAACAGCAACACCTAATAAAACTAATGGTTTTGAAAAAATATTCATACAACATATGAATCAATTGAATTATTCACATGACATTGTTCCTGATGCTAATAAAATTAAATTTAATGGCAATGTTAAAATAGTCAAAAATCACATTAAATATGAAAATATTTTAACTGAAAATGGTACAGTTTCAATACCACTTTTAATCAATAAATTATGCGAAGATGAATTAAGAAATGAAATGATAATAAAATATATTATAGAATTATATGATGTAAATGAAAAACATTGTATATTTATATTTTCTGATAGACGCAATCATTTAATAAATTTGGCAGAATTATTAATACAAAAAAGAAATGATATGACAGTTGTTATTGATGCTAAAGATGAAGATGTTAAAGTTTTAATTGGTGGTTCTAAAGAAGATGATATTAAAGATGCAATTGATAATTCAAGAGTTATATTTACAACTTATCAATATAGTTCGGTTGGTGTAAATATTCAAAAAATGAACTGTATGTTGTTAACTACACCCAGAAAAAACAACCACACACAAATAGTAGGGAGAATATTACGTAATGGTTCCGATATTAATATAACCCGTCAAATTATAGATATAGTTGATTGTAAATCAATATTATATTCACAATTATATGAAAGAAAAAAAGTATATATTGAAAATAACTTTAAACTGGAAACAATAGACGAAAATAAAAATGTTGAATAAATATAAAAAATTTTTTTTGTCATAATCCAAAATCAAAATTGTCAAAATTTTTTTTTTTGTTGTCATTTTTGGGTAAAACTGTCATTTTTTATTTTACAATTTCTTAATTTATCAGTAAAAAATATTAAAAATATATTATATTATCATTATAATTAAAAATGTTAAAATACGATTGTTTTATTAACATAAACAATATATTATATAGTATAAAAAATGGCAATCACCCCTATAATCAGGGGGGTGGAATGGTGATATAAAAAAAAAATTTTTTTTGTTATAATCCAAAATCAAAATTGTCAAAATTTTTTTTTTTGTTGTCATTTTTAAGTAAAATTGTCATTTTTTATTTTTTAAATCATTTATTTTATAGTATATTTTTTATATTTTATATTATTTATTCATGTTTTTTAAAACTTAATAAGAATCATAAATAATTACTAATAAATTGTTAATTTTTTGTATATATATATGTCTATAGACCCTGAAATAAGGGTCTATGACGTCTATATAAAATTTGTAATAAAAAGAAATAAAAATGAATATAATATATATAGTTATATAGAAATGTCAAATAAAATAAATTGTGAATATTGTAATAAATTAATATGTAAAAGTAAATTAAATAGACATCAAAATTCTAAAGAATGTAAAAATAAACAATTAAATTTAGATATAATAATATCATTAAAAGAATATAAATGTGTATATTGTAATAAAAAATTTAACCGTAAAGATAAACAAAATGAACATGAATTAATATGTGATGCTAAAGAATTATATTATGAATTTAAATATTATAAAGAGCAAAAAGAAAATGAAATTAATATTTATAAAGAGGAGATAAATTATCTAAAATCACAATTACAATTATATAGACCATGTATAAATAATTATAATGATAATGTTAGTATAACAATTAATAATAATATTAATATTAATTTCGGTGATATTAGAAATCATTTAGATAAATTTAATATTCATGTGTTATCTGATTATACTGCATTAATTGGATTTATAATGAAAATATTTAAAGATAAAGTAAAATTAACTAATGAATGTAAACAAATAATGTCATATTATATAAAGGATAAAATGATAAATGATATAAAATGCAAAACATTTTTAAGTAATTCAGCTGGTGAACTATGTGATATATCGGATAGAATATGTCAAGAAGAGTTAAATAAAAATATATTAAATGATACAATAATAAAAAATGCATGTAAAAACAATATATTGTTAAATAGTATATCAACAGAAGAAGGGATAAAAAACGGAATAAGAAAGAAAAACCCGATGATATTAGTACATGAGATAATAAAATATTTAAAAGAAAATGAATTAACAGATATAAAAGGTGTATAAAAAAAAATGAAAATATTTAAAAAACACCGTAAATGTATATTACAAAATAATAAAAAATATTAATAATAATATAATGACATCTATAGAGGATATATATAAAGTTATATCAGATATAGATAATGATACAATTGATATAGAGAAAGGTTATGGTGATGGGATGATAAACGGAATTGTTATGTATTATATAAATCATGATGATTTAAACAAAGAAAATATAAAAAAAAGTATAATGACAAGAATAAAAAAAATAGAACATGATATATTAACATTATATGAATTAAGAATAGATCCGAATGATGATGATGATACACCTGTACAAATTAGATATGATTCAGGTGAAACTGTATTATTAGAAACATTAAAAAATGCTCATAAAAAATGGGAAATGACAAAAAACAGTGATAATACAATATGGAAAATATCATGGTATAATAAAGAAAATAATTATAGAATTGTGTATAATGAAGAAGAAAATAAATGGGATAATATAACAATAGATAATATATATATAAGAAGTTATACATTAGAAGAATTTAAAGAATTTTGTGAATCAAATTAATAAAAACACTGTAAAACAATATTAATTATTTTTTTTAAAATAAATTTATTATTAACGAAAAAACCATCATGATTATTTCTAAAATTTTCAGATAAAATAACAGTAATAATATTATTATAAGAATCAGTAAATTTAATGAAAAATGATTTAGATAAAGAAATATATTTTTCTTTATTAATGGAATGTAAATAACTAAAATCACCACCACCTTCATGTGACATAGATTTCAAAATATTTTGTTTAAAAAACATTGGTTTAAAATAATATAAATTTTCATACAAATTGAGATGATAATGGTTTAATAAAATATGATAATTGGAAATAAAAATATTTAAATCACGAAGAGTACAAACAATAAAAGCGTTACCAGAAAACCAATTTTGTTGTTCTTTAATTGCAATTTTTTTTGAATTATCAAATGGAATTGATTCATTTAGATCAAAATTACATTGAAAATTAGAATTATACATTTTTAATGGAATAAAAATATATTGTGTAATAAAATCATGAGAATACATACCGGTAACAATATAAATAATATATCCCAATATATCATAACCAGTATTATTATATACAAATTTGTTAAAATTAGATGGTATATATAAGTTTTTATTAATATGGTGAATAATAGTATTAAAATCAATAAAATCAGTATAAAAATTATGTGTAATATTATTAAATAAATTAATAGGAGTCAAATCAAAATAAAAACGGGAGATAAAATCATAAATACCAGAAGTATGTTGTAATAAATGATATACAGTAATATTATTATTATTAGGAATATTAATATTAAATTTAGTTAAGGTGTCATGTAAATTTAATAATTTCATTTGTGATAATAAAATAATGGCTAAACCAGTGATTGGTTTAGAACAGGAAAAAATCCTAAATTTAGTATTTTTATTATTATTAACATATTGTTCAAATATAGTGTGATTATTAATAGTGATTAATAAACCATAAAAATTGTTAATAGTCATATTATATGATAATATAATCAAAGATATAAAATAAATCATTGAACAGTTAAACCGGTATTAGTTCTACCCATACTAATAATATCACCGTTATTAGTTATACCAAAACGCCGATTACCATTATTATTATTATTTAATGTATAAAGAACATCACAATATAAACCATTAGAATCATCATTAACTAAATTTATATTTATAATATTAGTAATTTCAGATTCAAAATCATTATTATTAATAGCAGATTTTTTATAATATTGTTTAATATCATTGATAATAGTAGGATTATTACACAAAGTTTTTTTTTTAACAGGGGGTGGAAGTGGTGATGGTTTTGATAAAATTTTTTGTAATAAAGGTGTAATATTATTTTTATATAACAATTGATGTTGATTAAATACAATATAAATATTAATTATAATTATAACGATTAATAAAAAAAGTATATTATCCATTTTAATAATAGTTTTGAATAGTATAATATATAAATAAAAAAATATATATTATAAAATAATTTATATATTTTTAAACATAATGAAAAGAAGAAATAGTGCGAAAAAAAACAAAGAAAATGAACAAGAAGAACAATTAAAATCAGAAAAATTACAGGATATGTTTTATGAATATGTTAATATAGTATCACCATATACTAAATTATTAGTATATTATGATAATTATTCAATACGAACTAAAAGATATGTAGAAATGTTTAAAGAATTAGAAAGGAATTTAAAAGAATCAGAAGAAATAAAACAAATAAGAACAGAATTAAGTATAGAAACAAAATATAAATATAAAAACACGATAAAAGAATTAGTGAATGATTATCCATATGTATTAAAAAATTATTTAATGAAACATAAATTAATTAATATTAATATATCAAATGCATTTACAAAATTATATGAGATGTTATATATGCATATTAGACATATATTTAAAAATAATAGACCGTTAAAAGCATATCATATGGCTGAAGCACCAGGGCAATGGATAAAATGTTTGGAATTTTTCATAAAAAACAATGGGTTAAATGTAAATTATGATTGGTATGCAAATACATTAAACCCAAATAACGAAGAAAATAAAAGGAAATATAATATAATATTTGATGATAAATATGGATTAATGAGAGAAAACATAAAAAAATGGTTATATGGTGAAGATAATACAGGTGATATAATGAATGTAAAAAATATAATAAATATAAAAGAAGAATTAAATAAAAATGAATTTACACCAGATTTAATAACAAGTGATGCGGGTATTGATATTAAAGAAAATGATGTTACATTATTACAAAAATTAGATTATGCGCAATTAATAAATGTAATAATATTATCAAAAAAAAATACAAATATAATTATAAAAACATTTTTACCATATATTATGAATAAAAAAGAAACATTATCAAATGAATCAGTTGGATTTTTTATATCATTAATATATTTATATGTAAAATTATTTGAACATATATATTTTTATAAACCGATGACAAGTGGAGTGACTACTGGTGAATTTTATATAATTGGATTAAAATATAAAAATAATATAACAGAAGAATTAAAAAATACATTAATATATAAATTAGAAAATTTTGAATTAAATAATGAAATAATACCACATGATTTAATACCAAATTATATAAAATATCAAATATTTAGTTATTTAAATGATATATTAATATTAAATAATACATACATAAAATTAGAAATAGATTTTATAAAAATAATAAAAGATAATATAATAACAGATGAATTTTTAAAAATATTAAATGATATTAAAATAAAAAAAATAAATTATTGGTTATTTCGTTTTGATTTTTTTAGCGATTTTGAATATGATGCATAATATTTATATATTTTTTTTTATGGCCATGTTAGTGATGAATCCCACATATTACCAATTACATTAGCATTAAGTCTATTAAGAACAACACCTACATTTTTTTCAGATTCTACATATTTTGTAGATGTTACATTACCTTTATCATCTTTTACGGTTTCTTTCTTTTTATATGCAATTACATGTTGTTTTGATAAATTTAAAAGTGGAAGGATATCATTATAAAAATGTACAACAATAAGATATGTTAGGAAATTTTTTGTTTTGTTATCAATACTGATATCTTTAAATTCTTTATTAAGGTAAGTATTGATACTGTTTTTTTCTAAAATAAATTTAAGTGTTTGGTTTTTTTCAACAAAATTCTTTACATCTTTACCATCAGGGACATCAAGTAGATCAACTTCAACATGTTTTTCATCCTTTGATTTATCGATAATTAAATTATAATAACTAGAGAATCTTACCATATTTTTATATAATTCAGTTTTTGATGATCTTAATTCTTTGGATTTCATAAATGTGGCGAATGTTTGAAGTTTGCCACCGGTATTACTAGTTGTATCTGTTGATGTTGCATCATTATTATTTGATGATAACAATCTAATATCATTTAAATACATTTGTATAACATCTCTAATTCTATCAGAGAATACATTCATTTGTCTGGTATTAACTTGTTTAATTTTTTGTTTAATTTGATGATTTTTTAATAGAGTTTCTTTTTCGATAATATCTTTACGAATGCCAGTTGATTTATTATCTCCTTTAAATTTCTCATATAATTTAAATAAATCATATGTTAATTTTCGTTCAATATTTGCTTTTTCATGGTTACCAATAAATTTAGCAAAATAATCATCTTTGGACATAATATTACGTTCTTTACCACCAGATTTAGCGATTTTATCAGTTTCTTGTTTTTTATAAATATTATAATCATTTTCACCATGTTCAGTAAGTTTTTGTTTATATTCGTCGATTTTACTGTTATATTGTTTAAATCGTTCGGTGATAATTTTGGTGTTGAAATCCTTAACACCAATCAATAAAGTGAGCCGATCAGAATATAAATTGGATAAATCTTGTTCAAGTTTATTAACATCTTGTTGAACAACTGTTACATCTTCACCATTTTTTGATTTTTTTTCAATATCTTTTGTTTTAGTTTTGATTGTTTTATTTAATTTTTTACAATCAATAATATTTTTTTCTAAATTAAGGCCACCTAATGCATCTTTATTATCATTTGATAAAATATCAACGATCAATGTTTTAGTTTTAACTGCAGACATTGTTGTAAATATTTTATTATAATATTTATTATATATCATATATTTTATATATTTAATTAATAAATATAAATACTATATATATAACTAAGTATTATTATGGATGTTCCTAATATTCAAAATACTGATGATAAATTTGATAAAAAGATACAAAATGACTATGATAATGCACATGATCGAACAGTAAATGAATTAAGTAAAAATTATTATGAATTTTTAAAAAATAACACAGAGATAGAATATGATATAGATCATATGTTAATGTATATAAATAATATAAATAATAATAATGATGAAATAAATAATTTAGATAAAGATTTAATATTAAATTATTTGAATCATTTATTATTAAATAATGAAAATATAACAAATTTTGAATGCAACGAATATGATTTTTTAATATTATGTTGGAATAGATCATTAATGGAAATTAATAAAGAAAAAACAAAAGATATACAAACAAGTATATTAAACAATATAGTAGATTTTTATTCAACAGATTATGATTTATTTAATAATTTAATAATAAAAAAATTATGTTGTCCAAGTGGAAGAATTATGAAATTATTATCATCATTTTGTTATTTGGATGATAATAAAACACTTGGTGGATTTTTATCTACTGATATGTTAAGAAAAGAATTTTTAAATAAAGCAAGTATAAAATATATCGATGATATTTCATATAATGACTATCACAACATATTAAATAATATAATATTAGAATATGATGAAATATATCACGAACAATTAAAAATGTTTCGTGATACACTTATTAATTCATTAGTATTTTAAAAAAAAATTATTAATAATATATTATATAATTATATACATTAATATTAAATTATATAAAAATGACATCAATAATACCATTTTATTTACACAATAAAAAAAATATATTGGAATATAACTGTTTTTCAAATTTTTATAAATTACCAGATTATGAATATGAATTACCAGAATTTGTACAAAATGAAAATATGCCAAAAAAAATAAAATGTAATTGTAGTGAAAAAGCAATTATGGCATGTAAGGCATTATTAATGAATGATGATGATACATTTTATAAAATAATAATGGCAAAAGAACCAAAATTAATTAAAGCATATGGACGAACTGTTAAAAATTTTGATAATGATAAATGGCTACAATATGTAGAAGCTATAGCATATCATATGATATAGTATACCAAAAATTTAAAAAAAATGAATATATACAAAAAATATTATTATCAACAGAAGATGCTATATTAGTAGAAGCATCACCATATGATAAATTATGGGGTGTCGGATTGAGTATAAATAATGATGATATTTATGATAATGAAAAGTGGAATGGTGCTAATATATTAGGTTACGCATTAATGAAAGTTCGTGCACAATTAAGAAAAGAATTAATAATAAATGATGATAATAATTAAATAATTATATATATAAAAAGTGATTATATATTATATAATATATGTAAATATAAAAAAAATGGCAACTACGCAAATATTAGATAGTTATAAAACATTATTAAATGAAAAATTAAATAAAAAAATAAATAAAACAGCTGGTGAAATAATTAATTTTTTACATGATAACAATGATTATGAAAGTTTTTTACAAAAAACTTATGATATATTATGTGCCCTTGATATTGAAAATAATGAATATATATATTCTTTATTGAATGATATGAAAAGTTTAAATCAAGCAAGTACATTTAATATGTGTCCAGATATAAATCAACCGATTTATAATGAAATAGAAAAAAGGAAAAATGCAGAAACAAATACATTAAAATATTATAATACTGAATTTACATGTAAAAAATGTAAACATAATAAAACAACAATTGTATTTGTAAATAAACATTTGGGTTCTGACGAGGCATCATCATTGAAAATAACATGTGTTAACTGTAATAATGAATGGTATTCATAAAAATTAATAATATTTTTTTTATGTTTATATATTAACAATAATATATAATAATGGCTAGTTTTAAAAGTATATATAAAATAATTGAAGAACTACATCCGTTATATCATGAAAATCATAAACAATGGTTTAAAGAATCATATGAAATATGTGAAAAAATGTTAGAAAAAAATAATGATGAAATGTCAGAAATATTTGTAATACAATATTTTATAAATAAATTTCAAGAAGAACACACAAATATAAAAATAAATATACCTGACATATATGATTTAAAATATGCTGATTTATTTGCATTTTATAATGGTAATATATTATATGTAACATATTCAAATTATAAAGAAATAAATATTGGCTCATCAATAATTAAAATAAATAATATACCATTTAAGGATTATATAAATGAATATATGTTATATAATGGCGGCGTATATAATGATTTAATGGATATGAAATATCAAAGTAATTTTTTATTTATTGATAATAATAATAAATATTTTGAAAAACCAAATAATATAACATTGGATAATAATAAAACAATAAAATTAAAATATATAAAATATAATAAAAATATAAAAATATTAGATTTTTTTACATATGATATAATTGATCAAAGATATTTTATAAATAAAAAATTAAATCATATATATATTCACATACATGATTTTGATGCAATAAAATATGATGATTTAAAAAAATTATTACCATGTGAAGAATTAACAGTTGATTTAAAATATAATTTTGGTGGGTCAATATTTAATGTTGAAAAATTTTTTAAAATAGTTTATGGTATAGATTTACAATTAGGTATAAATATTAAATTAAATAAATTTATAAATGATGATAATATTATTAATAAAATGAAAAATAAATTAAAAGAATCATTATATTGTAGAAAATCAATAATAAATAAGTATTTGAATAATGTTTCTGGGCCAAAATTAAATTTGTATGTAAATGAATTTAGTAAAAGTGCGTCAAAAGCATTTGCACATATTGTTAAATTAATCATACCAAATCATAATATATATGGTTTTATAAATACTGATGATTTATGTGGTACCACTATTACTATAACAACACCATATTATGAATTAAATATACCTACAATGTGTTATTCATTGAATGATTGTAATAATAAAAAATTAGAAATTGAATTTAATAAATTATAATAATATATATAAATATATAAATGATTACAATTATAGGTGTTATTTTATTTGTTTTTATATTTATATTATATTTGCATATATATCTTGATTATTTTAACGAGATTAAAATAACAGATATCAATAATATAAAACAAGTTTTTAATGTTTTAAAAGATAATAGTAAATTATCAAATATATTTAATAATAATACAATATTAACAAATAAATCATTTAATAAACCAAAATTATGTAAACAACCAAAACCACAATTAATAACAAATGATAATTTAAAAATGGATGTCGTATTGACATTTAATAATGTAAATGAAAATGAATATAATAATACAGTTAAAAATGAAATAAAAAATATGTTAGAAAAAAATATGAATGCAACAGTTGATAATATTACTAAAGTCAATGAAAACTGTGATAATATATCAAATAATATAAACGAATCGTTTATTAAAGAACGCAACGAAAATAATAATAATGTTACTTTAAAAGTTGAATTAAATATAAAACAAAATGAACCAAAAGAGATTATAGCGTTAAATAAAAACGTAAATAAATTAGAAACACAAAAAAAAACATTAATTGATAATTTAAACAATGAATCGGATACATTAAAACAAAATGATATAAAACATGAAATAACATCATTAAATGATGAAATAAATGAACAAAAAGAAATAATAAATTATAAACATGAAACAATTAATGAAAAAACATTAGAAGAAATAAATAAAGAAAACAATGATTTATTATTAAATCAAAATAAAGAAAAAGAAATACAAATGCAAAATTCACAAAAAAAAGAAGCAGAAAAATTAAAATTAATTGAAGAACAAAGGTTAATTGAATTAGAAAATAAAAAAAAAGCAGAAAAGGCTGAACAAGAAGCAAAAAATGAAGCAGATAGAATTGAAGCATTGAGATTACAACAAGAAACAGAAACCAGATTAACGGCCATTGAAGAAGAAAGAAGAATAGCTGAAGAAAGAAGAATAGCTGAAGAAAAAAGAATACAAAATGAAACACGTATTTCTAAAATGAATGAAATTGAACAAATTAGTAAAAACCATAAAAATAATATACAAAATATTATTAATAATATTAATAATGATAATGAAAAAACTATTAATATACTTAATAATGAAATTATTCAAATTAATAATATAATAAAAGAAATAAATGATATTAAAATAACATGGGTGTCAGAAGCGTCATTATACACCGAATATAAAGTTAAAACTATAGAAAAAGGTGAGATGGATCAATATCCAATTTTTAAAAATATATTATCATATATTAATAATACCATAAATGATTTAAATAAAAATATAATAAAAAAAAATCAAAAAATAATAGAAATAAGATTAAATACAATAGAAAAATATAGTGAAAATAAATTAAAAGAAATAAATGAAAAATTAAAAAAATTAGAAACAAATAATAATAATATTGATAATCAAAAAATAAATATATTGGAAAAATTAAACAAAAAATTAGAAACAAATAATATAACGTTACTTGATTTACAAAAAATAAATAATGAATGGGAAGTTGAAATAACTAAATATAGTGAATATTTTAATTTATTAAAAGATTCAAAATATGTTAATTATAATGAATTTAAAATAACTTATACATTAAAAAAAAATGAATTAAACAAAACAAAACAAAATTATAATAATGAAATAATAAGAATAAATAAAATATTACAAAATGCAGAAAACGAAATATTAAAATTTATTAATATTAAAGATAAAATTGAAAATGAAACATCAATTAATTATAATGTTAATATAGAAATGTTAAAAATAACAATCAATAAAAAAATAACAGATAATAATAATTTAAAAAATATTATCAATGAATTAAAATCAAATTGGTTAAACGTTAGTAATGAATATAATTTACATACGAAATTTAATCAACATTTAAATGAAATGAACGAAAATTTAAAAAATATAAATAATATAATAAATCAATATGAAATGGAAAAAAATAAAATAAATAAAACAATATTAGAAATAAATAAATTGGATACAGAATATATAAATGTTGAAAAAAATCATAATTACGAAATATCAAGGAAAAATATAAATAAAATAATATATAATAATAATTCAGATGTTAATAAAATAATTAATGATTTACATATTATTGTTAAATTATATAATAATACAATTAATAATATTGATAAATTATTAGTTGATAATATTAATTTAAATGATATAATACCACAATATTATAATACATTTAGACAGGAATATAATAATAAAATAAATAAATATAAAATAGAATTGTTAGAGAAATTAACAGCAGTAAATAATGAAATAGATAAAGAAAATCAAATATTAAAAGATTTTAATAAAATAAATTTAGTAAAAACTGGTCAATATTGTGCAGCAAAAGAAATAAAAGTGGGACAAGGTGAACAATATAAAAGTAGTAATAATATAAATAAATGTTATATGGATTTAAAACATAACCCAGAATGTAGACAAGTATCAGATTCATTTATGATTAATCCTGAAACTGGAGATTGTTATTGTTATATATTTACCGACTGTAATCGTTTATGGGATGAAAAAAATGCACAAGTTTATAAAATGCACGTTGATGAAAACACACAAAAAGCAATTGATATTGCACATAAAAGAGTAAAAGAAGAAGAAGAAAAAAGAAGATTAGAAGGAATAGAAAGAGAAAAAGCGTTAAAAAAATTAAAAGAAGATAGATTAAATATATATAACGAAGCAAGAGAATATTTATTAACAGTAGGTGATGATGGTATGCTTAATAAAGATTATATATTATCAACACATGATGAATATTGTGCATATGATAGAGAATATAAAGTTGGTCAAGGTGAAATATATATGGGTAAAACTGGACCACAAAAATGTTATACTGATATACAAAATGAAAAAAATTGTGAATATGCTGATGGGTTTATGAATAATATAAAAACTGGTGATTGTTATTGTTATATGAATAATTATTGTGATGCATATAGATTTAGAATGACAATTGAACCATATGATCCATTATTATTTAATGAAAGTAATTATAATAAACATTTAAAAGATATTTTTAGTGAAATGTTTAATATTGATATTAATTTTATACAAATATACCATGACAATAGATTAATACAAATAATATTTAATAAAATAAGTCCAATAAATTCTGAAATAATTATAAAAGAAATAAATAATATAATAGGTGATAATGTGAAAAAAAATATATTATTAGAAAAAATAAAAAGAAAATTACCAAAAACAGAAAAAATAACTATACAACCAATGATAAAAAATGGAAGATGGGGTGAAATTGGTGCATTTATATTTCAAATAAATCAAAATGAACAAATGCAAGAATGGGCAAAACAAGAAACAATAAGACTAACAAAAGAAAGAGAAGAAAATGCGGAAAGAAATAGATTAAAAAAAGAACGAGAAGAACAATTAAAAAAAGAAGAAGAAATAAAATATAATAATGCTAGAGAACATATATTAAATAATGATTTTAAAAATGGTGAATTAGTTGGTATTGATTTGTATTGTGGTGCAAATGAAAAATTAATAGGCAATAATAAACGTTATACTGGTAATGACGGTGTGTTAAATTGTTATTCAGATATGTTGTCAACATGTTTTGAACCAATTGGTTTTATGACCAATATAAAAAATGGTGCTTGTTATTGTTATGAAAAAGCATATATTGATAATGATAAACAAATAGAAGATGATAATTTAAATAGTTGTACGTATAAATTTCCAGAATCAGGTGCATTTACATATTTATTAAATAATAAACAAGTTCAAAATGATTTTGTTTGAAAAAAAAAAAAATGTGTAATTTTTTTTTTTTGTAATTAAATATCAATATATTGTTTTTTTTTTTTTATTTATTTACCTTTACCTTTGTTACCTTTGCCACCTTTACCTTTACCCTTACCTTTAGTATTAAGACAATTATTTAATTCATCACAAAGATTTTTCATTAATGTATTATTGTCCCAAATTGAATTATAGTTATTATATGTATTGTACTGTTGTGTTTCACGGCGTTGTGGTAAAGTATTATTTTCTGATTTAAATTCATGCATTAATTTACCATTAAATGGTGCTCTTACATGTTCAGCTTGAACACCTTTACCAGGGCAATCAGTTTCTTCAAATTCAACATGTTCACCTGGATATAACATTTTAAATTCATTATTTGTATTGATTTTTGTATAATGTACGAAAATTTCAACAGATTCACCTTTTTCTACATTTTTTTGAATAAAACCATAACCTTTTTTATAATCAAACCATTTAACTTGTCCTTTAAAAGTTTCTTGTTTTTTAGCATCTTTATCTTTACCAGGTTTATTAGAATTAGATGATGTATTGGTTGATTGTTCAGTTGATGTCATATTGTAAATTGATTATAAATAAATAATATAAATAATCAATTTATTTGAATATATTATATATAAATATATAATAGTATATTATATATCTTTAAATAAAAAATGGAACCAATTGATCCAGGTGCGCCGGATTCGGCTGATATAACGGATGCAACGGGTAATGTTTATAATGTTGTATTTACAAGAGATTATGTGTGGTTATCTAATGAATATAGGAGATTAGCAAATGAATATAGACGATTGCGTGATAATTTACAAACAGCAATAGCTGAACGAAATAGTTTACAAGATCAAGTAAGAAATTGTGGTAGTAATACAGTTAAAATTAATGGTTTAGAATTAGAAATAGATAGATTAAAAAGAAATATATCACAATTAGAAACAGAAAAACAAATGTTAAATAACAAAAATTCGCAATTAGAGGATAAATTTATTAAATATAAAGCAGAAGCACAATTTATGAATAATATAAATAATGTTGATAGAATGGAAGTTCAAAATAAAATTAAAGATGCTATAAAAAATATTGAATCTGAAAAAGATAAAATTAATGCTTTATATATTGATTGTGAAACAAAATCTAAAGATATGAAAAACAGTATTGAAAACATGCAAAAAACCATAGATGATTTAAAAAATCAAAAGGACGAAATGCAGAGAAAATTAAAAGATTATGAAACAAATTCAAGTGAGAGTGAAATAATAAAATCATTACAAAATGAAATAGAAAATTTACATAATATAATAGAAAAATTAAAAAATAAAAATAAATCAAAATCATCAAAATCATCAAAATCAAAATTAAAATCAAATAAAAGAAATAAAAAAAAATCAAGAAAACGTAGATCAAAAAAATAAAATAAAATATAATTAATTTAATTATAAATTATCATTAATATCCATTGGTTTTAAATTATTATCGGTTGCATATTTATCATAATAATAATCTACTAATTTTTTAATATATGTATTATAAATATCTTTAACAATATTAAAATCAATCAATGAATCATTATAAAACATTTCAAAATAATATAAATTTCGTTCTATAAATGTTATTTGTTTATTATATATTTGATTTAAAGCGTTATTAAATAATAATATATCATCATTATCTATATTATTTATATAACCAAAATTATTAAAATTTGAAATTTTTTGTGTAAATATATTGATATATTTTGATGCATGATTATAACCAATATAATCAATACCAACAATATAATTTTCACTATTTGTTGGTTTACTAGTCATGGGTTTAACTATTTTAAAAGTTTTAAATAATTTTGACAATATTATTAATACATCAATTGTTGCTTTTTCAAAGAATGTATATATTTTTATTATCATATTACCGTTTTCTTTTAAAGATATAAGTGCACATAATACTTCTGCTAATTTTAAATTTATTTCAATGTTTTCCTGATCATTGAAATCATTAATATCAAGAGAAATTCCAGCATCAGATGTATATAAATCACATTTACCGATTGTGTCAAAATATTTTTCAATATATTTTATATTATTTAAATTAGTTATATCACCATTCATTTTGTTCTCATCCATTATCCATTTTTCTCTATATTTTTTATAAAACCCATAATAATCAGGTAAACCTTCAGATTTAGGACCCATCACACCGGGTAACAAAGAATTACCATACCAATCATAAATTATATCAGGTGCATTTGTTTTTAAATAATAATTGACTGCTACAATAAAATTACCTGGCATTTCGGCATTAGCAAAATGCTTAAATTGATTATTTTGTATTTTTGTTGTATCTATTATATTTTCATGATTTAATATTTCTGTTAATTTTAATCCAGCATTTGATACATTTTGTAATTTAAAATTTGTATTGATTTGATATTTAAAATTCATCATATATATTTTATCTGTTAATTTATCATAGAATATATTTTCTTTTATTTTATTTTTTATTTGTTTATTTATTGATTTAATTCGTAATAATTCAAATAAATCATGTGTACCATATTTATTTAATAATTCTTTTTTTGATATTTTTAATTGATGTTCATCAATTTTTGATTTTGTATGATTTAATACATTTTTTATTTGTTTAAAATCTATTAATTGTTCGTTGTTTGTTTTATTAAGCAATAATATATCTGTAATATCAGTTTTTGTTTTTATATCATATGATTGATAATTTATACTATATTCAATATCCAATATATTTTTTGATAATCGTTTCATATTTTTTTATAATTATATTATTAAATTAAAATAAATGTATATTTATTGTATATAATATCATTTTTTATTTATTAAATTAAAATTAAATTATATATTAAAAAATGATATATATATTAAAAAAAAATGATATTATATATATAATATAATAAATATACCGTTTATAAATTTATAAAATATGGCATTAAATACATACAACAATAATATGTTAACATCAAATGATATGTCATTATTTTTATTAAAATTTATTAAAAATATGAATATAATATCACACAATCATAATAGTTTTAATGATTTTTTAGATAAAAATGGATTAAAAAATATTATTTGTAATATATTTAAAATACAAGATGTAATAGTATTTGATGGAGAAAATTCACAAAAACATTATTATAAAGAAACAGAATTAACAAAAATGGTGTATACATTGAGATTTACTGATGTAAAATTTGAAAAACCAAAATATGTTGATCAAACAACAAATGAAAATGAAATGTTAACACCAAATATAGCCAGATTAAAAAATTTAACATATGCTTCTGAAATTATAATTGAAAGCGAAATCGATATTGAATATCATTATAAAAAAGGAGGTGTTGAAAAACAAACTGTTGTTATTAAAGATTTATATATTGGTAAATATCCAATTATGATTAAATCAGATATGTGTCATTTAAATAATGCAACAAAGGATGAATTAATTAATATTTATAAAGAAGATCCAAATGATAATGGTGGGTATTTTATAATAGGTGGTGTTGAATGGACTATTGATACATCAGAAAGTATATTATATAATTCATTTAGAGTATATAATAATCAATATAATAACGAATTATCACGAGGTGAATTTATTTCAAAACCCGGTGATGGATTTGAAATTTCTCGTGAAATTATTATGCGTTTAAATAATAATGATTTAATAACATTACAATTAGTCGGTAGCCATGATATATATGAAGAATATCAAATTCCATTTTATTTAATATTTAGATTATATGGTGTAATGAGCGATATTGAAATTTTTAGATATATTTTATTAGATTTTGAAAAAGATACGTATTATGATAAAATAAAACATTTTATAGAAACTAGTATGACCAATACTGATAAATCTACAAAATTTGAAAAATTAGTAAATATATATGATCACAAAAAATTATTAATTGAATTTGGTAGAATTATATTTAAAAATAAAAAATTAGAAGACATGACATTAATACAATCAGTATATACTTTATTAGATAAAAGTTTATTGTTACATATAGGTGAAGACCCATCAGAAATGACTAGAAAAAAAAAATTAGTATATTTCGGTTTATTAATAAGAAAATTAATATTAGTAAACACTGATGTATTGCCTGTAACTGACAGAGATTCATATTCAACTAAAAGATTACATTCTGCTGGTATATCATATGCTAAAACATTTAAAACAACATTTCGATTAACTGTTGTTAATGGAATTAAAAAACAAATTAAAAATATTTTTACACAAACTACCGAAAAATCTAATATTAATTTAACTAATTTATTGAATAATAAAATCACCGGATATGAAAAATTAGCTGAAGCTGTTGAAAAATCAATAAAAACCGGTAATAAAGAAATTGTATATGACAGAGCAAATAAACCAATTTCCAATAGGATTAGTTCACAAATGTTAATTAGAAAAAACGAATTAAATACATTATCAACTTTAAGAGTTATTCATACACAAAATACATCATCTTCAAATCAAACAAATAGAGCAATTGAAATGAGATCAGTACACCCAACATATGTTGGGTATATATGTCCAACTGCTACTGCTGATACTGGTGAAAAAGTAGGTTTATCTAAACAATTGGCCATATCAGCGTTAATCACTGTTGCTTCTGATTCTGAGTTTATTAAAAAAAAAATCGCGCCTAAAATTATTAAAATTGATGATATTATTAATGATAGTAATATAGAATATTTAAAAAAACATACACATGTATATGTTAATGGTGATTTACAAGGTTGTGTTATTAAAACATATGATTTTTTAAAAGATATTAGACAAATGCGTTTATTAAAAAATATTGATAAATATACAACTATTCATTTTAATATTTTATTTGACGAAATTCAAATTTGGGTTGATTATGGTAGAATCACTCGACCATTAATTAAAGTTTACAATAATATTAGTGAAATTAATGATAAAAATTATAAATTTAAACAATATACAAAATTAACAAAAAAACATATTGAACAATTAAATAATGGCGAAATTAATATAATTGATCTGGAAAATGAACATGTTATTGAATATATATCACCTGAAGAACAAGAAAATTGTTATTTAGCTTATAATATTGATGAATTTTATAATAATCAAGACAATATATTAAAACAATATACACATATTGATATTGAAGAAGCTATGTTTGGTATCACTGCATTAACATCACCATTTTTAAATCACACAATGGCACAAAGAGGTTCTTATCAAACTAATCAAGCTAAACAAAGTTGTGGATGGTTTACTTTAAATCCACATGATAGATATGATAAAAAAAAATTTTATCAAACATATTGTGAAACCCCTATTATTAAAACTATTACTTCTAATTTAACTTATCCTAATGGCACTAATTTAATGGTTGCTATGATGTGTTATACTGGTTATGGCCAAGAAGATAGTTGTATTCTTAATAAATCTCTCATTGATAATGGTTATATGGCTGGATATCATTATTCATATATATCTGTTAAAATAACAGACCATAATATTGAATTTATTCGTTTATCCAAACCAACTGATAATGTACATAAAACTAACGCTGATTACTCTTATTTAGATGAAAGAGGTATAATAAAAAAAGGTTCAATAATAGATAAAAACACCGTGTTAATATCAAAATTAGTATTAATAAATAAAAAAGAAAATAAATATAGTGATAAATCTGAAATATACACATCTTATGAAAAAGTAGTAGTTGATGATATTGAAATATCATATTATAATCCACAAGAAAATAAAATTGAATTGGTTAAAATAAGAATTAAATCATATAGAAAAATATTAGAAGGCGATAAATTATCAACTCGTAGCGGTAATAAAAATATTGTTTCCGCTATTATGAATCCCGCTGATATGCCTTATACTTTAAATGGTGAAATACCTGATATGATTGTTAATCCACAAGGTATTCCCACCAGAATGTGTGTCGGCCAATTATTAGAATCATTATTTGCTAAATTAGCTATAAATAAAGCACAATTTATTGATGGCACTGCTTTTACTAAATTTAATGTAAACCGTATAAAAGAAGAATTAGAAAAAATGGGTTTAAATAGTTGTGGTATTGAAAAAATGATATGTGGCAAAACTGGTCATATTATTAATGCATTTATATTTTATACACCACTTTATATTCAACATATTATGAAATTTGCATTAGAAGAAATGTATGTTATTAATCATAATGGTGGCCCTGTTGATGAAGTTACACATCAGCCCAGAGAAGGCAAAACTAATAATGGTGGCCTTAAGTTAGGTGAAATGGAAAAAGATGTTATAGCTTCACATGGGAGTACTAATATTATTCAAGAAAAATTTATTAATTCTTCTGATTATGTTCAATTGTTTTTCTGTAAAAAATGTGGCTCTAAAGCCATTTATAATAATGAATACAATTTAAAAATATGTAAATTATGTGATTTTGATGCTGACATTACAAAAGTAAATAGTACACATGTCACAAATGTTTTACATTCTTATTTAATGATGCTTGGAATCGACCTACGTGTTTCTTTCTAATTTTTATTTGGTATTTTATTTATATTTAATAAATTAAATATAAATATATATATTTTTTTTATGGCTAGTCCAAACTTTTCACAACCATATCCTCAACAACCATATCCTCAACAACCATATCCTCAACAACCATATCCTTAACAACAACTATTTAATAATAAAATATGTAATAGATATACACTTACACATATATGGTATATTTTAATTTTAGTTAATTCAATTATAATGATATTTGCATTTTTATTATTCATAGGAACACCATTATTTATAGTTGCGCCTGGATATATTAGTATACCTTTTTTATTAATTGTTATAAGTCTTGAAATATATATATTTATTTATTATAGAAATAATATGTGGTTTACTGGCGCACCATTTAATTGTATGAATCCATTTGTAGCTGCATTTATACTTGGTATAATAGATGTGACGATGTATACAGTATATTATACTGTTGGTTTTGGTGCAATTACCATGTTTACAATTGATGAATATGCAAAAAATAATGAAAATGTTTATATTGAATATCATAATAATTAAAAAAATTATAAATTATAATAATATATTTTTTTATGATCCACAACTAATGCATTCATATTTACTAACACATTGTTGTGGTTTTTCTTCATTGGGTTTAATACTATTATCAACAGTAAATTTAATAGCATCAACTGCTGCTTTTGTACGTAGATAATACATACCGGTTTTTAACCCAGAACTCCAACCATGAAAATGCATCGACGACAATTTTTGTTTAGTTGGGTTTATCATATGAATATTTAATGACATTGATTGATCTATATATGGTGCTCTATCAATTGCCATATCTAATATTTTTTTTTGTTTAATTTCCCATACTGTTTTATATAATTCTTTTATATATTCAGGTAAATCTAATTGTTGAACACTTCCATTATGTTTTATTAATTCATTTTTCATATCAGTATTCCATAATCCTAATTCAATTAAATCATTTAATAAATAACGATTAATTTGTACAAATTCACCAGACATTACTCTTCTAACATAAATATTTTGTGTATATGGTTCAAATGATTCGTTATTACCTAATATTTGTGCAGTACTTGCCGTTGGCATTGGTGCAACTAATAAAGAATTACGTAAACCATATTTAATTATTTTTTCTTTTAAATCATTCCAATTCCACATATTGCTTTGTGGTGAAACATCCCACATATCAAATTGTAATACACCTTTACTTGATGGTGATCCTTTAAATGTATCATATGGACCAAATTGTTCTGCTAATTCACATGATGTTTCACATGCTGCAAAATATATTGTTTCAAAGATATTTTTGTTTAATAAACTTGCGTTATCACTTTCAAATGGATATTTCATTTGTATAAAAGTATCAGCCAAACCTTGAACACCAATACCAATTGGTCTGTTTTTTAGATTTGATAAACGAGCTTCTTTTAATGGATAATAATTTCTATCAATCACATTATTTAAATTATATGTAACTATTTTTGTTATTTTGTATAATTCATTAAAATTAAATTCGCCATTATTTACAAACATGGGTAAAGCAATTGATGCTAAATTACATACAGCTACTTCATTTGCTGATGTATATTCCATAATTTCAGTGCAAAGGTTAGAACAATGTATTGTTCCTAAATTTTGTTGATTTGATCTTTTATTAACATTATCTTTATAACACATATAAGGTGTGCCTGTTTCTGTTTGGCATTCTAATATACGAAACCATAAATCTTGTGCTTTTATAGTTTTTACACCTTTGTTTTCTAATTCTAATTGAATATATCTATTTTCAAATTCATCACCCCAAATATCAATTAAACATTTACCTTCTTCATCTAATGTTTCATTTGGGCAAAATAATGTCCAATTTTCATTATTTTTAACACGCTTCATGAATAAATCAGGAATCCATAAACCAAGAAATAAATCACGACACCTTGATTCTTCATTACCATGATTTTTTCTTAATTCAATAAATTCAAATATATCAGCATGCCATGGTTCAAGATAAATGGCAAATGATCCATTTCTTTTACCACCTTGATTAACATAACGTGCTGTTTCATTGAAATTTCTAAGCATTGGTATAATTCCATTACTGTGACCACCCGATCCTCTAATATATGAACCATTTGATCTTATGTTAGATGCGGTTAAACCAATGCCACCTGCTGTTTTTGATATTGTCGCACATTTTTTTAATGTATCATATATTCCTTCAATACTATCTTCTTGCATAGTTAATAAAAAACATGATGACATTTGTGGTTTTGGTAAACCTGCATTATATAATGTTGGTGTTGCATGTGTAAAATACCCTTTTGACATCATATTATATGATTCTATAACTTTATTTATATTGTTTATATGTATTTCACATGCAACTCGCATTAACATATATTGTGGTCTTTCTGCAATTTTATTATTTACTTTTAATAAATATGATTTTTCTAATGTTTTATATCCAAAATAATCATAATTATAATCATTAGAATTATTAATATTATTATCTAATATTTTTCGATTGTTATTTATAAATTCCCATACATTATCTGATAATAATGGTGCCGGTTTATGTTGTTTATTTTTGTTATTTTTTAATTTATCACATGTATCAGCAAATGAATTTAATGTATTTTTATGTAAATTTGATATAGCAATTCGTGCTGCTAAAATTGAAAAATCAGGATGTATTTGTGACATATACGCACATGTTTCAGCTGCTAAAACATCAATATCAGATGTAGAAATTTTATTATGAAATCCACTAACAATTTTAATAGTAATTGCTGCAGGATCAATAAATTGATCATTTAAACCATAACATAATTCTTTAATACGTTTAGTTATATTATCTAGTTTAACTTCTTGATGTTCACCATTTCTTTTAATCACATACATTTGTGTTGATGACATTTTTTTGTTGTTTTTTTTTATATAATTATATATTTTAAATATTTAAAATAATCAAATAATTATATTATCTTTAGTATATTTGCATTTATTTTTCATCAATTTTTTTCAATAAAAAAAATGATATATTATTTATAATATAATTTTAATATAATGATGTTTAACAGAATAAATAACCCAATTATAAAAAAAACAAAATTTTGTAAACACCACATTAATTTATGTTGTAGATATGATAGTAAAAATTGTAATTTTTCACATGGCATTATTGATTTCAATTTTAAATATGGTCAACGTAATATTTATGATGAAATTATCAATTTACTTATATTAAAAAATACATTAATTAATGATTATTTTTATATATGTTTTCATTATAATATGCATTTAATATTCAGTCATAATAATAATGCAATAAAAAATATTGAAATTCAGTTGTATAATATATATATAAAAATATACCATATTAATACAATGTTAATATGTTAAAAAAAAAATGATTTTTTTTAGTGATCACCGTAGCCCCCTTGGGGTCAAGTTCAAAGGTCTTTTACAGACAATCTATCGGTGAGTTGACAGTACGTTCAGTTGCAGTTGCACTCATGGCATACAACACTAAAATTCCAGTGCCATGCAAATTCACACATTGCACAAGAGGATCAAAGTGTAACTTTGTTCACACTATTGATGAATTTAATGACGTGCTTGATGACATGATCAGAGAGAGACGTTTATTTAAAACATCAGCATGTCAATATGATGCGGGTGATGGCAGTGGTTGTGGTAAATCGTTCTGTCGATTCGCGCATGTTGAGTCTTATGGTGATACATATGAAAATCGTGAACTAAACTACTTTAGTTCAAAATTTGGTTTTAATTCCGAAGTTTACACGGATGATGATGTCCCAAAAATGTTGAGGCCGTTAATTCCATCACGTGATATAATTAACAACAAACCACAGTCAACAAAAACATCCTTTGCTGCAATAGCAACAACAAAAATGCCACAACCACCAAAGGGTAATGCTTGGGCAGATGATTTGTCTGAACAAAATGACACATTGTTATATGCCAAAGCAGTTAAAGCAGAGGATGATCCACAACCAGGTAACAACGCATCATCATCAAAAGACATTGATGCGTGGTCAGACAACAAAGAGGATGATCCACAACCAGGTAACAACGCATCATCAAAAGACATTGATGCGTGGTCAGACAACAAAGAAGATGATTCAAGTGTGGCTGTTGTTGGACATGATGAAGATGATGTTCAATCAAACATCAGTTCTTTGCGTTCAGACACATCAAGAATGGCACATTCTGAACCATCAAGAGTTAAACCAGATATGCCAATTTTGAACATTGAACGTGAAGCTGAACCAACAAATGACATGCCACACACACCAACAGTTTGGAATCAACCCCAACAACAAAACAACAACATGGTGTTGGTGTCATATTATGATTTGCAGATGATATTGACAGAGATACAAGGGTTATCCAATAAAATAAACAATTTGCAAATTGAAGTTCGTGATACACGCAGAGCGATTACTGAAATGCAATATGATATGGCGGACATGAGGAGAAGTATGCGCGCATAAATATGCACAAAAATTTTTTTTTTAAGTGAATATTTTATAATAATATACAATGCAAAATATTGACAATGAATATGAATACATACAAAATATTATAAATAATACAGATCATAAATTAAATTATAATATAGAAAAATCAGACATAATAACATTATTAAATAAATTAAATATATGTGATAATTTTACAATAATACATAATTATGAAAACATTGATTATTATTGCACAAATGAATTGTTTAACAGTGAACGAATATCATATGTGCCTATTGAAAAATATACGGAAAGTATATTAAAATATTCTGAATGTTCAATTGAACATTTAATTATATCTATAATATATTTAAAACGATTATTAAATACTAAAAAAATAGTATTAACAAAAAATAATATACATTATTTAATATTAATATCTATAGTATTAGCTATATTTTATTTAGATGATGAACATTATTCAGTTAATATATATGCAAAATATAGTAAAATTTCATCTATTAATAAAATAAATGAAATGTTAATTAAATATTTAAATTTAATTAATTGGAATATATATATATAAAATAATATAATGGGTGAAATATTAAGTAATTTCATAGAATCATGTGATGAATGTTTATACAGAAAACATAAAACACATTTAAGTGAATTAGAAAATAGAATATATATGGCTGAAGAAAAAATTAAACATCAATTTATAAATAAATATAAAAATTTACAAACTATGAGACAAGCATGTTGTGATGATTTATAATTAATAAAAATGCATATAAAATGTAATTTTTTTTTTTTTAATTATAAAAAAAAATTAATAATATAATATTATAATAAATAATAAAATGTATAGACACACAAATGGACATAATTCTAGAATTAAAGAACATTTAGAATTTGATTCTGTTAACAGAAATGTTATACAAAATAATAATAATTTACCATTATATAATGTTGATAATAGCAATCAATTTAATGAATTATTACAAACAATAGATGAACAAAATTCAAATACTAAATTTGGTTTTTATGATATTTATTTAGAATTTGACACAAAATATAGAGATAGGTCTAATGTTAATACATTTAATAGTGAATTTAAATTTAGAATATCAGGTAGAAAAGATATTTCTACTGGCACAAAAACTGGTATAATTGGTTTAAATGAACCTGTACATAATTTAGTACAATTAGAAGTTGGTGATTTTATGATGCCAAATATTTTAAAAAATAGGTCAACTTTTAATAGAATAAGTATGGTTATTAATGAATTTTTAGGAAACGAAGTTACAACAAAAAGTACAACAAATTTATCAATTAATACAGATAATCATTTTATATTTGATGTAATACCAGTATATAATTTACCATTAATTGATGATTCAGCAGATGTAACAGTAGATGTAAAATATATAAGATTAGTGCCAGTTGTTAAATCGTTATTATTTAAAACACCAACTACTGAAACACTAGATCAATTAACTATTAGTTTTTATATAAATAATGAAAAAATAATATTTCCAACTGATGAATATAAATGTACTTTACAATTAGGCCCTAATTTAAAAAATGAACTTGTATTTCCAGAAAATCATGGTTTAAATTTAAATGACACATTTGAAATTAATGAAATTGATAAAACTGATGATTACATATTTTCATTAAAAAATAATTCTAAATTTTTAGTTTATGAAACAAACAATAATACATCAACAATATTACCAAATGATATAAACAATCAAAATTTATTAAAATTATATGACCCGTTAAATAACGGTCAATTTATATCATTTTTACCATCATATGCATCTTATAAAAATGTATTATTTAAAGAATTTAACGTGGATTATGTTAAAGATAATAAGACTATAAATTTCTTAATAGATGGTAATTATCATTTAATTAAAGATTTACCGAATCATGCATCACATAAATATTTAGTACAATCAATTATGTTATCTATAAATGATTTTAACACATATAATTTGCAATTTCAAAATCATATAAATGAAAACATAAACATCATTACAAAAATAAATAATAATAATAATTTAATTAATCAGGCAGAGGGTGAATTAAACACATCATTAGAAAAATTGTTTACATTAAAATCGTTTTTAGATGATCATAATATACAATATTATATTCAAATAATTAATAATAATGTTGTTATTAATGGTGTACAAAATAATAAAATAGATTTATATATTGGTAATAAATATATATTTAACCAAACAGATAATTCAAATTTAAATACAAATGGTGCATCAAATATAATAACAAATGATACAGTGTTTATTAAAAAAAATGTAGATAAAAATGATATTAAAATTTCAATAAATGAAATAATACAAGTTGATTATAATTTTATACAAAATGGCACATATAATATTAATTTAAATAATGACACTATGTTTAATACAGCGTTAGTATTAATGCCATCAGATTCAACAAATATAATACAAAGATTAAATAGTAATAATGTATTAATAAATACGACTATAAATTATACACCAGAATATGTTTCTAATTTTATTTATCCTATTACATTTTATGTTAATAATTATAAATCAACAAATACTGAATTATATAATTTTAATTATAATGATTTTACAACATCTAATTTATATTATTTAAGACAATATGGCAGTCATAATAAATATACAGGAACTGGACCAAATCCAACATTATCAACAACTACAGATAATAAAAATAATGATTTTAATATAAAAATACCAAAATTATCATTTAATGACACTATTTATGAAATGCCATTTCAAAAATATAGGGGGTATAATTTTGATTATAATGTAACTGCAAAAATAAATACAGGTGCACCTACATCAGAAAAACGCGATGCTTTAGTTGATATTAGTATATCTCCGTATAATACATATTATGATAATACATCATTATTAAAATCAATTATATATTTAATTGATGGATCAAATAATCCATTGATAGATAATACACAAAATTATTTAAGTTTTGACGGTACACCAATATATAACAATACATTAACATATGATGAATATTCAATAAATAATACAACATATCAAGAATTAAGGCCATTGCCATATAAATTTGAAAACCCATATTTAGCATTAAAATGGAAACATGTTTATAAATTTGATTTTAGTCAATTAATCCCACAAAATATAAATTATGTAATATTAGAATTGTTAGATAGTGAAGGTATATTTACATCAAATATAAATACAAAAACATTTGGTTTTTATACAGTTGAACCTGGTAGTAATATAAATACACCAATAATAGACCCATCAGTTGAAACGCCAGATGTTTCACATGTTACATATGTTATTAATGATAATGGCAAAAATTATTTTAAAATTAATATTGTTACACATAATATATTATACATTGATTTACGTGAATTATTAAATAAAAATACAACAAATACAAACATAACACCAACAACTTATGATAAAAAATACTTATTTGGTAGAACATTTAAATTATATTATGAAAACACCGGTGGTACTAAATTTTTTAATAATTATAGTATATTAAAATTGGGTTCATTATTAAATGTTAATTCATATTATATGAATTATACAATTGAATCATATTCATCAACGTCACCAGCATATAATAATACAATTGATTTTATTAATAAATTTGAATTTAAACCATATTCATATAATATGCAATTATATTATGAACCATCAACTAAACCAATTTCAACACATTATTATAAAGTTTTTCGTGAAGAAATATTAGGTGTGCCACAACCAGTTTTATATATTTTACGAAATGATTTAAAACCTGCTATAGTTTATGATAAAGTTAATTTATCAAATATTTTTATACAATCAGGTGATAAAATTATATTAGATTTGAATCATCACAGTAATAATAATAATAAATTTAAAATGAAATTAACAACAACCAATAATATATCATTTGATAATTGTGATGTATTTACACCACCTATAATATCATCTGGATCAAATGAATATATTTCAAATTACAATACTAATTCAAATGCATTAGATTTATCGGATGATACATATGGTTTAGTTACTGATACATATAATACGTTAAATGAAGAATATACTATACAACATTTAGTAAATATACCAATGAATTTAACAACACCTGTTACAATTGATTATGTTTTAAATTATAATAATAATAATGGCCCAACATTTAATTTGTCATTTGGCAGAAATTATAGAATAAATTTTAATGGGGTTACAACAACTACTGGGTTTATTAAAGAAAATTATAACATAATATTAAAATTAAATAATGATATTTATGATATTTTTAATCAACCTATTTCAATTGATAATATAAATTCAATTATAGGTGTTACATATGATTCAACACAACCAATTGGTAGTCAATACACTTATTCAAATTTTCAATATAATTCTATTAATAAATTTTATTTTATACAAATTGAACTAAATTCAACCAATGATCAATATTTTCAATTTGATTTACGTTATGAATTATTTAATATTGATTATGAACAATTACATTTTGAAATATATTTATATAATAAAATACAAAATATAGCACATAATAATATTATAACAAATGTTAATTTAATTAATTATAAAAATATAATTAATTTAACAAATTTACAAGATGAATTTAGTAAATCATTAGAATATAATGATACACAAAACCCAATATTAGAATTATTATATACATCATTGGCGAATGTTGATAGTGGTTTGAATAACATTTTTAAATTTCAAAAAGAATCAAATCGTAAAAAAATGTATATGTCTAGTGAAGATAATTATAATGATTATATTTTCTTTGATTTAGTTAATAACGTTAATGTTGAAGCAAGAAATATATATAAATTGCATATAAGTGATGATTTATCAACCAATACAACAACATGGAATAAATTATTAAGTACATATAGATTACAAAAAATGACTGGTAATAATCGTGATCGTTTTAATAATTTTAATAAATACTTTAGTGACATTGATTTATTTTATTCATATACTTATTATATTGATTTTACTGAATATACATCATATTTATTTAAAAACTTTTTAACAGATTATAACACAATATTAAATACAAATAACGCTGTTATAGAAATATATACTGATTCAAATTTAAATGATAAATATACATTTAGCAATAATTTATTAAGTGAAACATATGATCAAGCATCTGATAAATACAATTATTTTTCATCTGGTTTACCCTCACCATTACCCATTGTTAAATATAAATTAATAATAACTAATGATGTGCCAAATAGATTATATTATGGTATATCATTTATTGAAAATCCAGGCACACCGACTGAAACAAAAATTACAATTAAAGGCGGTGTTATTAATATACACAATGTTAATATTAATTTATCTGATTCTAAATCAATTGGTTTTTCTAATAATGCTGATAATACTATTATTTTATATAAAAACAGTGAATTTAGTGATGAATTATTAAAATGTAAATCATATTTTATGTATATTGACAATTTATTTGATGATAATATTAATCATAATTTATATCAATTAAATGAATATCAAAATGCAATTGAATTGTATTATGAAACACCTAAATTAGATGAATATGATTTTTATTTAAAAAGAAATGAAAATTATAAGGATAGTACTTATGAATTATCATATAAAAGCTTACAAAATAAAATAACAACAACTAATAATACATTATATAAAGATATAAAAGGGTTTATTAATGTATCAATACAGGTAATGTCAACTTTAATAGATCCAGCAGATTTATCAGCCGGTGTTATATTAATTAATTCTAATGTAAAATATACAAAAACAGATGTTTATCTTATTGTTGGTAACACGTATATATTTAATTTAGATGACAGTTCAAATTCAATATTATCGGGTGCTAACCCATCTTTTTTAGGTAATTTAATTTTAGAAACAGCAAATGGAATAATAGATATGTCAACAGCTATTACAGTTAATTCCGGTTCTACTTACATTTTATCTAAAAATAAATTAAAATTTTTAGGTGGTCAACCCATCACTACTTTACCATTAATTAATACTTTTAGTTTAAATGTATCTGAATTTATGGTATCATCCGGTGATTTTATTATATATTATTATGAAAATCACCCAAATCAAAAAGGAAAAATATATATGAATGGTACAAAAAATGGCAATATAACAACACAGGCTAAAGATCAGGAAACTTTAATTCAAAAATTAAAAGATAGCCAATCTTCAAATGTTAATTTATTTGATGTTTATGAAAATCAAAAATTATTAGAAAATATAAGTAATAATATGTTAAAATTAGATGGTTATAAATATAATATAGAATTATCAAAATTAAAAAGAATGTATAATGATATGGAAAGTGAAAAAACAAAAAATAATAATATTTTATTGAAATTAAAAAATAAAATATTAATAAATACAGAAAAATTATCATCTTTAAAATCAAATGTTGTAACAGATGTTGATTTATTATATAATAAAAATAAATTTGTCACTACATATCAAAATTTATTATACGAATTAATTAATAATAATTATTTCTTTAACAATAATTATATTGTTACATATGAAACATATTTATATCAAAATCAAAATACCAATGATGGATATTATATTCACATCGATAATAAATATGATAATAGATTTAATAATAATTATAAATGTTCAACTATTGTACCAAAATATTATACACATAATTTAACATTACATAAAGACAATTTATATATATTTAAATTAAATTTAAATAATAGTGATATTTTAAGAAATAATAGTGGTAGTACATTAATTACTAATTCTACGTCTACAGTAACAACTAATATAACATATTTAAAATTGTATAAAAAAGTCATTGATGAAAATAATGTTCGGTTTATTGAATTAATTAATAATAATAATGATGATCAATATATTTATATTAATAAATTTGAAACTAATATTTCAGTTAATACTTTGAACACAATATCGATTTTTATTCCATTTAATAGTAATATTTCTGAATTATATTATGGTGTGACTGATTCTCATAATACAATTAATCCAACTTTTAACACATTAAATTCATCATTAGGTAAAATTTCATTTGAATATACTGATAATGATTTAGAATCATTATATAATGCCAATTATATAATTAATAATGATAATAATTCATTTATTTTACAAGAATTTAATAATAATGTACAGAAATATACAATGATTAAATTAGATAATAATATTTATAATAAAAATAGTTTGATCACAAATATAACAAATAAATTAAACGATTCATCACAATATAATTTTAAATATGATGTTATAAATGATAATGATATTGATATAAATTTAAAAATTAAGTTAAAAACAGATTATATTAAAATATTAGTACAATTTTCAGGTGGTGCTTATGTTATTAACACAATAGATACTAATAACATCAATTATTTTGACAAAGCTTTGAATGGTAATGAATCATTATATGTTGGTAATAAATATTTATTTGATTATTCGTTATTAAAAACACAACAACCCACTTATGAGTTTCATATTTATTTAGATGCAAATCGTACTAAAAAATATAATTCTAGTTATTACTTTAATGATTTCAAAAATAATAAAATATATATAGAAATAACTGAAAATACACCGGATATATTATATTATGGTTTTAATAATGGTACATTATTTGGTAAAGAAATATATACACAAACTTATGAAAATATAATAAATGTTAAATATGATACAAATGCATATTTATTGCAATTTCATTACACTTATGACGCAACAAATAATATAAATATACCATTTTATAAACAATCAGATTTATTACGTGTAATAACAGATACAAATATACCGGGTTACCATGTTAATTCAAATTTTGCATTAAAAATCAATGAATATTATATATTTGATTATTCACATGAATCAATTCCGAATAATTATCAATTTAATTTATATTCAGATGCTGGTTTAACAACTATATATAATACTAATGTTGAAAATGATACTATTAACAGAAAATTAAAAATATATATAACAAATCAAACAACTTCTTTGGGTAATTTATATGTGTATTATGGTGGTGTTAATAATTTGGCAGCAACTATAAATGGTGGTAAATTTGAAATTGCGTATAATCATAACACTACTACATCTGATTATAATGCCACAAATGGGTTTAAAATCAGATTTGATATGAATAATATTTATGATGAAGTATATTCAACAAATAATATAAATTTTTATAATTCAATATATTCTGATTATAATACATTACAAACTTATAATTCTGGTTTAGTTAATACTGATATAATCATTAAACGACCATGTCAAATTGTTTTATCTAATGAATTTATTTCACAAACTAATATTAATGTTGTTAATAAAGAAACTAATTATATTGTATATTTATATAGTTTAACAACAAATTTACATGCTGTTATAAGAGAATATAACTCAACAACAAAACAATATGATTTTATTAATACCAGTGATATTATAGTTTCATCAACTTTACCTGCAAATATACAAATAATTTATTTAACAAAATTAAATGACAGTTTTTATGATAAAAATGATTATTTAAATACACCTCAAACAATATATAATTCTAAATATTTAATATCATATGATGATGATACTAATTCATATTATCATATATTAAATGTTGCAATTAATTATACTGGCACACCATCAATAACAACAACATTATTAGATGTTAATGGCGTGGGTAATAAAATAAAAACAACAACAACAAATAATTGCAGAGTTTCTAATAATAATATTAATAATAATTATGAACCAATTTCAATAAATGATACAAGTGCATCAAATAGCACTAATAATGATCATAAACGTTTTTTATTTGCTATATTATTTGATTTAGATAAAAAATTTAATGCTAGTTATCATACATTTCATTATTTATATTATGATGAAATTAATAATAATATTGTGTTTGCTTCACAAAATTTAAATATAAATAATACATTACAAAATTTAATAACAGAACCAAATTTATTATTATTTTCAAGTGGCGGTATTAATATTAATAACGTTGTTTTTGAAGGTGTTTCATCTGTTATTGATTTAAATCAAAGTAAATTAATATATACTTTTAGATATTTATCTAATTCAAATTATCATAGTTCATATATTGTATCAATTAATTTAACACGAACTAATTACGCATCAACTGATTGGAATATAATATGTAATGAAGCAACTGGTGTTTATAAATATAGTAGTGTAAATGGCAATAGTGCTATAATGAGTTATAATACAAATTCATTTATATGGACAGGTAGAAAATATATTAATTCATCTGATACAAATAGACCATTAGACACTGTATTTAAAATATTTGAATCAACTAATAATAATTTAGTTCAACGTTATCCTAATCCAAATTTATTTATAAATGACGTTGATAATGAAGATAAAACATTATTTAATTTCATTGATAATAATGATAATAACACTATATCAAGTGATGTAATTTATGGTGATACTGTACCAAATTCAACAAAAATATTATTAATTCAAAGTCATTCAAATAAAAGAACATCTTATGAATTTCAAAGTTTTATTAATGTTAAAACAGTTGATATAAATACTAGTTTAGTTGATGGTTATTATACAATAAAATTAATTAATGATAATATAAAAATAGATGATAGAAATTTTATAATAGACAATGTTGGTAATCATGTTGATGTTATTAATAGTAAAGCATCAAATGCAAAATATGATATGTTATATGGTTATAATTCAACATTATCATATTTATCAGTGAATCAATATCAATACCCAATCGCAAATTTTAAATTTACTGATTATAATATTTATAAATTTTATATTTCTTCATTATTTGAAACAGACGAGTCAACTAAAAATAATATATTATCATATGTTTTTATAGATGATGTATTAGAATATGATAATCATTTATTTACTATGAATAAGAACTTTTTAGGTGTTTCACCTTATAAAAATACACCATCAACTTATAATTATTCTCATTTTTGGTTATCTGATAATAATATATTTAAATTATCAAAATATAATATTGATAATACTAATATTAATTTTAATCATTTTAATATTAATACTAAAATATTAGATTTAACCAAACAAATTGATGATGATTTTAATGAATACATATTTTATAAAAATCAAGCAAATTTATTAATCAGCATGCAGAATCAAATAGGTTATGATCCATCGGCAACACCAACATATCAAAATTTATATAATGATATAAATGTAATAGGTGTATCAATAAATAGTTTATTAACAACATCAGATACAAATGTAGATAATTACACAAAAAAACAAGAAGGTATAACTACAAGTGATACATTTGATATTCAAATTCAAGAAGCTGAAAATGTTTATAAATCATTGATTACTAATTTAGTAATATCAACTAATTTACTTGAATCATATAAAACAGCATTAAATTCATTGTTAGTTGATATGCAAAAATCTAATTCTGTATCTAATATATATAATATTGCATATTATGCTAATAAATATATTACTACTAATGCTGAATTAACATTATTAAACACATTAATTAATGAAAAAAATACAGCTATTGATTCTTATAATAATGAAAATATTAATTATAATTTAACATATTATAATAATTTATCAAAAATATCTGAAAATCAATCATCAATTGATATTAAAAATACAATTATTAATGATGGGTTAAACACTGCTATATCAAACATATATAATCAATATAAATTATCAGGTTTTGATAATAATTTAATTGACCCAATTTATCTTCAAAATATTGTTCGTAGTAATGTTAGTGTTTATGTTCCTAATAGACGGTTTAAAATTCCAATGACACTTAGGATTGTAATTAAAGATAGAATAACCAATTATTTTAAATTTTAAACATATAAATATTATTATATATAAAAATTGAAAAATTATAAACGGAAAAAAACCGAATATATAAATATGCCAGATTATACTAAAGGAAAAATATATAAATTGATATGTAATGAAACAAATAAAATATATATAGGATCAACATGTCAAGAATTATCAAAACGTAAAGCTGATCATAAAAATGATTATAATAGATGGCAAATTAATAAAACTACTAAAAATATATCATCATATGATATTATAAAAAATAATAATTATGATATAATTTTAATAGAAGAATATTTATGTAATAATAAAAATGAATTACATGCAAGAGAAAGATATTGGATTGAACAATATGATTGTGTAAATAAAATTATTCCAACTCGTACACAACATGAATATCGCAATGATAATATTGATAAAATAAAAGAATATGATAATGATAGATATCACAATGAACGAAAATTAAATAATGATTATCAAAAAAAAATTAAAGATTATAGAAATAAAAATAAAGAAAAAACACAAGAATATAACAAACAATATTATATAAATAATAAAGAAAAAATAAAAGAAGCAACATTAAATTATGCTAAAAACAATAAAGAAAAAAAAATAGAAAATGATAAAAAATATAGAGAAAACAATAAAGAAAAAATAGCTGAAATAAATAAAGAATATCAAAATAAACCTGAAGTAAAAGAAAAAATCAAAGAAAGAATGAAAAAATATAGAGAAAAAATTACATGTAATATATGTAATTGTGATATTGCGTTAGATAGTATATATAAACATAATTTGTCAAAAAAACATATAAGTAATATGAAAATTTAAAAAAAAAAATTTTTTTTTGGCCGGGTTCAATCAGGCCCATCCTTTGACATTTGATGCCCAAACCATGAAGTTGTGTCTTGGTATGTCAAACCAATCAACACCACTTGTTGGATCGTTGTAACGGTTCACATCTTCACCAACATATCCAAGACTGATTTCAAGTTTTGTGTGCCAAAACCAATTGCGATTGTTGTTTGGGTCAATATAGACCTCGACAACATCTGTTTCAAGTACAATTGGATCTGGTTTGGGACAAGGGCGCGTCGGTCGTGGCGGAATCAGTTCTGATGTTGAAACTGATGTTTGTTCAGGTACAACTGCCAATTCACGAAGTGCCCTGGCCAACAATTCATATGCTTGCATCGCATATGGTTTTTCGAACGACGCTTGTACATACGCATGTTCACCAGACTTGCCGTGTGCAGTTGCACCAATACGAACACCACCAACTTTTGTGCCACCAGTAAAATTCAGGTCGATCCAAAAAGTAGTGAGGTGAGAATGACGCGGACCAGCGCCATCTGGTTTTTCGGTCTTGTAGACCAAAATATTTTTGTCAGCATGTGAAACAAACCAGCCGTGTAGCATGTTTCCAACCACATTTTGTGGTAATTCTTGCAAGGCAGGAGGCAAAGGCTGAGCCCTGTAATTTGCCATCAGTGCGCAGAATCTGACTCAGTAGAAGTCGAGTAAACTTGAGCCAAAATGGTTACGGTATCAATAAAAAAAAAACAATTTTTTTGTAAAACAAACTTGTTTGTTTGTACTCTAATGAACGCCAACTGTGTTGGCGTTCAGTATTTTTTTATATTTCAATTATTGCCCATATTAAAGTGTGATCAGATGGTTCATCATCTGATGGCCAATAATTATTATTATTTTTAAATTGGTTTTTTTCATATAATTTTTTACAGTCTAAAACTTTAATATGTGGGGAAACAAAAATATAATCAAGCATTTCAGTATATATGGGTGTAATACGATTTGATGTGTGTGTGGTAATAAAATTTTTTGAAATATTATATGCACTTTTATATTTTTTTTGTAATTTATATTCACCGAATTCATTATTTAACACACCGTCTGTTATTAAATTTAAAACATTATTAGTTGATTCAATATTTAAATCACCAACAAAAATAACATTTTTATATTTATTTAAAGTTGTTAATAATAATATTAATTGTAATATTTTTAATTCGTGATCCATAGCAATAAGATGTGTATTAGCAATTGTAAATTCAATATTTGTCAGTTTTTCTTTTAAATGTAACATAATAAAATATTTATATTTTGAATTGATTAATTGTATTTGTTTATCACTAAAATTATTATTTATAATTTTTAATAATTTACTAATATTACCCATATTACAGGAAATTAATTCAAATGTATTAGGATAAGCAATAAAAACATCACCAACAAAAATAACGTCATAATTATATTGAAAAAAGATTTGATATAATTCTGATGCCTGAACATCAATACCAACTTCTTGTATACAAAAAATATTATAATATTTGCTATTATTTAATTCAGCGTCAATAACCGGAATTAATTTTTTAATCCTATTATATTTATCAAGGTGTTCGTTTTTACTATTAATAAAAAAATCGGGATTTGATAAACGATCTTCTAAAATATTATAACTAAATATTTTTAAAGTTAACATATAAATTATATTTATATAAATAAATATAACATTGTTTTTTTTTGTATATATATAATTAAATATGTGTGTTGAATTTATTATATTAATAATAATCATTATTTTAATATTATCAGTATATTTATGTATATGTGTGAATAATACGGATATAAAAGAACATTATGAAAATAATAATAAACAACAACCGTTATTAAAAAGAACAACAAAAACAGGTGGTGAATTATTAAATAAAACAATAAACATTAAAGATGGTGGAATATATAAAAAATTATTAGATAATGTAACGTATGATTCAATTGTATTAGAAACAGATGCAACCCATAATTTGTTTATATTTTTAGGATATGTTGGTGGTAATAATGGTGAAAATTATATAAGAAATCCAGTATATCAAAATAAAAATGGTATGTCAGTGGCATTAAATAATATAAATACTGAAGTATCAGCAGATGATGGAACTGGTAATTTGGGTTATGAAATTGCGTTAAATGAAAAATTACAAGGCGTTGATTATACACATATAAGAGGTTTAAATGATTTATCTGAACCTGTATATACGATGACAGCATATAGATCAACTATATTAGATAATGCTTTACAAAAACATATATATTCAAAAGATCAAACATTTTATAAAGAATATAATCGATACTTAGATAGAGATGGTATATATAAATCACGAGATTGTGCACCACATTGTAGTGATGGTATAATATATTCAAATGAAGGTAATAAATATATTAATTTGGGTGTAGATGCCGGTAATGCTGATACGAAAATACGTAATGGTAAAAGTGTATATGATAATTATACTGATGAACCAACATTACGTGAAGTATACATGGATTTTAATTATGGTGGATTATCAAAATATATAAAGGATAATTTAAGTACAAGAAATCAAATATATTCAAATTTACCAACAGATATATATAATCAACAAGCAAAAATAATAACACCACAGGAATCAAATAACACAATAAATAAATATGGTTATATACCTTATAATTTTAACAACGATCCATATATATTATCAAGAAAAAAAAACACAGATTGTGAGTTAGCATGTGGTAATAATACATGTATAAAATTAACAATACAAGTACATATAAATGAAGCAAATAAACATAGAGATACAATAGATATAAAAGAAGACATAGTAAAATTAATGAGATATATGGAAGATAATAAAATTGGATATGATAATGGATTAAAATATAATGTTAATGGATGTCAAACATATAATGTGCCATACAATTGTAGACCATTGGGTAATAATAAATCATATCCAGTATATACAGAAAGAATAACACAAGAACATACTGATTATTTAGCAAGAAAAGAGGTTATAACAGTTCCGTATTTTTATACATTATATCAAGGATGCCATCATAAAAAAATGCAAGATTATGAACCTACACCAAAAATAGAAAATAAAGAAAGATTAGTAAGTTATTCAATGTCAGTACCAATATCAGGCAATGCTTTAAATCATTATAGTAGTACAAAATTACACGAAATATCAAAAAAATATAAAGATGAATTAAATAAATGGAAATTACAAAATGGAATATCAATGTCAATAGGTGATGTGAAAATATTAAATCATGATATACCAGATGTAAATTCACAAGGCAGATCACCAATTAATCAAATTGTAAATATATATGATAATGTAAAAAATATAATTAGAATAGATTTTGATAGAAATAATAGAATTATAAAAGTTTTTAAATGTGATAGCTGGGATGATAATAATAAAAAATGTATAAATCCAGTATTAATATTAACACATGGGTTGTCAACTCAAAATAAATCAGAACAACATTTAATATATTATCCTGAATTATGGGTTGCATTTAAAGAAGATTTAAGACAAAGTGATTCAACGTTACAAATGAATAAAAATAGATATCATAATTTTGAAAATAAAATAAGTCGTTTACCTATAAACAATGATAATGTTGGTATAAATATAACTATAAAGGATATAAAATTTGGTTTACCCGGATTTAATCAAAATCCGGCAGAAACTATTAATTATACATATAATGCGGGTAAATGTGTATATAACGGTGATGAAAAATATATATATGATATAAGTCAATATCCATCATATCAAGAATCATGTAAAAAAGAATGTGAAAAAGACATATTATGTAAGGGTTTTACTTTTACAGAAGGTAAAATGAAAGATAGCACAGTATTAAATAATAATAGACGACCGACATGGAGATCTTATGGAAAATGTATATTACATAATGCTAATCAAGATTCAAGTTCTGATATAACATCAAGTAAATTTATAGAAGAAGATGATAATTTAAAATTATCATGGTTTAATAAAAAATATTTACATAATATACCAGAAAATCAACATTGTTATACAGCATTAAATAAAGATGTTGATATAAATGCGCATTATCAAAATATAAATAACAATAAAATTCATGAATTTAAAAAATTAAAATATAAACCCATTAAAAATTATTTAAATATATTAAAAGGTGGTAATAATAATCAAGATTATCCAAGTTGGATGAACTGTGTGTTAAATGGCAATAATGTTATATGTAATGATTCAACAACAATTGATAATTTTGTAAAAGAAATAAACGAAATACGGGTGTTATTACAAAGATGTAATCAATTAGAATTATGTAAAGGTGGATATAAAAATGCAAATATAATACCTAATAATGGTCATGTGATTGAAAATAATACAAAAATAATAAACACTTTAGATGACATTACAAAATTTGATCAATATGATGGATATCATGTTGAATATGGTAGATATACAAACGAAAATACAAGATATGAAATGACAATAAATACAGTATATTTTGTAAAAGAATTATTAGAAGCGTATATTGTATTATTTGATAGATTTAATGATGAAACAAAAACATATAAAAATAAATATAGATATATTAAAGAATTCGAAGGGCCTAGATTACCAAAATCACAACATAGACATATATCAAACGATCAAACTTATTTTTTAGTAATTCCTTTATTTGAATATTTATCATGCTCAAATTGTACACCAGAAAATTTAAATAAAAAATTAATAGAAAATCAAAGAAACCAACAAAGAGAAATATATATAAATAAAGTGTTAGAACAATTAAAAAACGACACATTTACATGTGAAACACAAGAAATAATAACAGATGGATGGGATAATATAAGAAACAATTCAAGGAATGAATCAGTTGGTAAACCTAGGTTTGCTCAAATATATCCTAGTATTAAATTTAAAGGTTTAAGGTTACGTGTAAAAGGTTCTGGGTCAATACATATTTTAATTGGTAATTTAATGGATAATGATAGAGAAATGAAATGGAATAATTTAAGTGTCATACCTAATAGTGGAAGTGGTATACAAATTTCTATGGATACACATGATGGTTCAGGTGGTTTAATATCATATATATTAAAAAAACAAAGTGGTTCACAATCATATGAAATGTTAACAAATTTTAATTCAAAATTAGATAAAAATAAAACATCAAATACGAGAAGTATAGGTGGTAATAATGAATATTTACCCGAAATTAAAATACAAACATTAAATGGAAATGAAATAAATTCGGTGTTAGGTCAAAGTATACATAATCAATATGATGTTAATGGGCATATACAAGATATTTATCAGTATCATACAGAAAATGGTGTTGCTGGATCATATCAAAATTTTGCAATTGATTTTGATGATATTAATAATAAATTATATGTATTATATAAATCTAGTGTATCATCAGAATATAGTTTATTTATGGAAGCAGATGTAAAAAATTTTAATAATATTTTAGGTAATAATTATAAACTGTATGTGGTATCGAGTGTGGGTGTACAAAATTCAAAAACACATTGGATAGCTGATGTATATAGATACGAAAATGATAAAATTAAACCAAATGATAATTGTTATGATGTTATATCATATAAACAAGATAGACCAGAACAAATACAGCCACCACTATTACAAAATATACCAAATTATAATGCAATAGGATTAGGTAAATGTAAAACAACAAGTGGTAAAATACCACCTTATAGATCAATTGATATAAAATACAATCCATTAACAAATAATGATTTAGATTTAAGACAAGATAATGATCAAAATAGATTGGCTGCATTTAAAGCATGTTCTGCATTTTGTAGTCCTGAACCAATTGGTGTTAATAAAGAAAATGATTGTATAGGGTTTGAATTAAGTAAACATATGAATGGATATTTATGTAAATTATTTGCTAATAAATCACATAGAGAATTAGGTTTAAGAAAAAATTATTATAGTAATGGTTTTCATAAAATATCAACTGATGAAGAATGTATAAATGTATGTGACAATATTACACAAACATATAGAGAATGTGAAAAAAGACCTGGTGGTTGTGATACATATAATTATGATTTAAATGATAGATGTTATGCACGTGATAATGCAAATATTTTAACTGAACAACAATTAAACGAAGAAAAACAATTAAATGCATCTATTGAACAAACAAGACGTCAAGAGATGATTGATAAAATGAATGATTTTAAACAAAGATATAGCGCAACAATAATTAAACAAGAACCAGAAATATGTGAAGTAAATAAATTTATATCACGATATAATTCATGTGTATGTCCAAATGAAAAACCTATTAAATATACACCATTATATGATAGTAGTGGTAATAATATAAATCCAAATAGAGATTTTAAATGTGGTACAGAAAATGATATACCGCAAAGCTGTGGTATAAGAGAAGTGCCATTATTTTCAAACCAACAAACTACTAATGCTGTTAATGATCCAACATGTGTCTGTTCATATGGTAGATTTAAAGTTAATGATAATGGTAATTTTTGGTGTGATCTACCAAGAAATGAAGTAGTTGAATGGAGTGATTGTATACCAAGTGAAGAAAACCCAAAAACAGGTAAAAAATTTAAAAGTACAGAAGTGTCATTTCTTGGTCAAGGTGCTGGTAAAGTGTGTGCTGACACCAATCAAGGCCGACCAATTACAATTGATGAACAAACATGTACACCAATAAATTTACCGTTAGATTACTGGATAAAAGCATTTCGTAATGCTGGAAAAGGTGATGAAAAAGGTTGTAATAGTTCGTGGTTTACAGAAAGTGATGATTATATGTGGGATAAATATAAAAATGGTATTGATTATTATAATGATAATAAAGATAATAATTTTGATTATCAATATTTATTAAATTGGGCAGAGGCAAGATTAAATGAAGGACATGGTATATGTAATAACAGATGGAGAGGGCCTGAAGGTAAATGTGTTGCTACATGGGAAAAAACAAATGTAACAGATGATTATTATACATGTCAAACCGATTCAGGGCAATGTATATTACAAACACATAATAAAAAACAAACTGAAATGGATCCTGATTTAATAGATATAATATTTGATAAAAGTGATTCTGGTAAACAAGAATGTGAAAGTAAATGTCCTACTATGTCATATGCATTAAATGATGAATTTACTAATTCTGTGTTGCCGGAAAATGCTCCTAAATCATGGTATCATGGATCATGTGAAAACGTATGGACAGGTGGTAAAAGACATGTATATTGGGTATGTGAACCAGATAAAGGAACTGGTGTATTTGGTGTAAAACCTGTATTATTAACTGAAAATAGAGCAAAAAATGATCCGACAGTTAATGATTATATATCAAAAACAAAAGAAGAAGCAATTATAAAATGCACACCGTTACCACCTGAATATGAAGGACCACAAATTGATTATCATGATCATATATCATATATTGGTGTTATCAACGATCATTTTGATTCCAATGAAATAGCTAGATTTCCTAACCAATTTGCAAGTGAAAACACTATGAAACAATGGCACGATGCAAACCCAACACAGCCACATATTGAATTATATGGTGATAAATTAGCATGGTTTGAAGAATATTTAAGATACAAAACAAGAAATACACAAATAACATTTGATCCAAATAATACAAAATGTCAAGTAAATATGGAAGATATAAACAAATATGAATTACCTAGAAAACATTTTGATGATTATATTAATGCTGGACATCCTGAAGAATGTAAAGAAGCAAAAGAAATATATAATAATATGAATGAATTAGAAAGCAGAATATATGGTCCGGCTGATGAATTAGGTGAGATTTTTTATGTTAGATCAACAAACACAGCGTATGAAGTGGTAAGAGGTAGAAATGGTGGTTTTATACCCAGAAAATGGGACACTGGTTATAATTGGAATAATACACATCCAAATTGGCCAAATAATGAATATAATGAAAAACATAATTATTCAATGAAAATAGTACCATTTGATATTAATTGTGTAAGTGCCAAAGATAAAACTAAATTAAATTTCTTTTTAAAATGGGGTAAATTAAATGGTAATTATGTTACAGATAACAATGATAATACATTGTCATTTCATGGTTATGCACATCCAGGTGGACAAATAACACAAAATAGAGGAGGAACATATGGACCAGCTAGTTCATTATATAATTGTGCTGAAGCATGTAGAGAACATCCTGAATGTAAATATTTTACATATTATCCAGGTGGCGGCAGTGGTTATTTTAAAGGATATGGCCCAGCATCAATATATCCATCAAATTCATATCCTAGAACATATCATGGTAGTAGTTATGGTGGTGTTCCACATGAAGCAGCTAGTAGATTTTATGATCCATTTTCACCATATAACCAACCTAATTATAACGGAAATTCTAATTTATTTGGATTTTATAGAAGAGGCAAAAAACATTTAACATCATTAGATGCAAAACATATGAATTGTACATGGGCTACTGGTATAGGTGATCGTGATGATTTTAGTATAGATAATGACACACATATATGGCCTATAACAATGATGAGTGAATTTAATAAAGATACAAGATGTGAACCGTGGGGATGCAGAGGTAATATACATGTTAAAGCAGGTACAATACCGGGTTTAAATGAAGATTTGATATTTCCATATTGGTTTTTTGGTAACAACACATTTAACTTTTTGGAAGATCCAGATGTTGATTTCCCAAAAGATGACACTGAAACATACAAAAAATTAAGAAAAATTGCTGAAGAGCATCCACAACATATTAGAAATTTTGATAATCATGTTAATAATATGGTAAAAGTATACAATGATTCTAATGTTATTTTACAACAAAAAATAAAAAGATTAGATGATTATAAAAAACAATTATTACAACAAGGTATAAATGACCAAAATTATGGTAATATACCACAATTTACAAAAGATATAGAAAATCAAAGAAAAAATGTAATATCATCAAAAAATATATCGGATAAATTATTAAAAGAAAAGAAATTAAAAGATGATAAACGCGAAGATGCTAAACGACAATTGCCAATTATATCAAAAAAAATAACTGACTATAATAAAACATTGTTTAATAAAATACCAGTTGGTAATTTATCACCATTTCAAAGATATAATAGTAATAATACTAGAAATAATAATGGGCCAAAATTATTATATTTAGTGCCACCAATGGTAAGTGAAACAGTTAATGGTGTCACTGAAAATAACATAGCTGTTTATCGCCATAGTGAAATTAATATAGCAAATACTAATAGATTAGGTATATCATGTGATAATATGATGGATAATAATGATAAATTAAATCATAGTAGTTGTAGACATAATCCAAATCAACCATGTAATACAAACAATATATTAAGTGGTACAGTTAATTATAAAAACATTAATGATCATTATCATTATTGGCAAGTAATAGATAGAAATGAATCAGGACGTGTTATATCAGATGGAAATCCAGCATGTGAATTATTTAACTTTAATGTTGATGATCCAATTGTATCACAAAATGATTTTAGAAATACAATATCAGGTGTATTAACAGATAGAGACAAATATACTGGATCAACTATTCGTTATAGGCAATTTCATAATTATATACCCAATTGGGCCGAAAACAATCCAAATGTTGATGTTAAACAAATTGGAAAACGATATTTAGTTACAACCGATAAAACATATTAAAAAAAAATATTTATTTTTTTTTTTTTATATTTAACTATTATAGAGATATATTTATATATATATATTATATATATATATTTTCTGAAAAAAATCACATTTAAAACAATCGTTTGTTGTTGTTTGTTAAAAAAAAAAACGATAAGATATTATTGCTATAAACTAATGTCGTTGGCGCGTTTAATAACAAATTTAACATTGGTATTACAAAAAAAGGTAGATGACAACTATATTGATGATATTACAATGTTAAATATATTATCTGATACATTAAATAAATTTAGTATTAAATCATATAATGCTGATATTGATATGTATAAACAAATAATACCATCAACTATAAATAACAATGTAAATATAACAATAAAAACTGATACAATTAAAGAAAAAGAATTATTATCAAAAACAACAACAGCAAATAGTGATGATGATACTATTACAAAAAGACAATCATGGTGTGATATTGAATCAGATGATGAATGGGCTCCCACTTCAAATATATGTATAAATGATATTAACGATGATAATAATAACAATGATAATAATAACAACGATAATAATAACAATGATAATAATAACAATGATAATAATAACAATGATAATAATAACAATGATAATAATAACAATGATAATAATAGTACTAATACACATGTCAACAATATAAAAACATATAATAAATATTATACTAATAATACATCAAAAAATTATAATTATTATGAAAAAAATAAAAAAAAAGAACAACAAAAACAACAAAAAATAAAACCGAATAATATAAGTGAATCAATTTTACAAAAATTTCAAAAAAATTGTGAAAAAACAATAACGTATTTTATACATAATTATAAAACAGATCATATAGATTCAGCACACAGTATAGAAGATTTAAATTTAATAATAATAAGATTATTGGGTATAAATTTAGAAGACGAACAACCACAAGCATATACAAATGTGTGTTGGTTTATGAGGAACACAAAATGTTATTATACAGAATGCACAGCAAATAATTATAATATGTGTACATATGCACATCCGAGAAATAATAAAACAATTCAATATTGTTGTGTTAATGAAGATGAGTATGATACATGGCCTGAAAATTATTATAAATGTTTAAAACTTGATTATAATGATAATATTAATGAATATATAAAAAAAAATGGTAATAACCCTTTACCATTAAATACATATAAACAAATACCAATCAGTATAATTGAATGGTATAGTGAAATGATAGAAGTATTAAAAGAATAATTAAATTTATATCATACTATTAACATTTTAATAATTATATTATCATTGTATTTATTTGTATTATAATACAAATTTAAAACTTTACAATTTATATCATTTATTAAAATACCAATTAATATAATTATAACAACAGCAAAAATTAAACTAACATAACTATAAGCAGTCAATTCATTATTAATTGTATCAATAATTTTTTTATGTTTATGTATATCTTCTGAAGATATTGTTATAACATTTTCATTTATATTTTTTTTTGTTTCTAATAAATTTGGTGGTAATGATGGTAAACTTGAGTCACTTATTGGGTTTATATTATCATTTTGATCAGCCATAATTAATATGTTATATAATTTATATATAATAAATAAAAAATAAAAATCATAATATATATATATGTTGTGTTTTAAATGCCATTAAAATATAATAAATTGTCAAATAAAAATAAAAGAAGTAAAAATAAAAGAAGTCGAAGGAAAAGTAAAAAAAAAAGCAATAAAAGTGAAAAATCAAATATTAATTTTATAAATGATGATGAACAAAAATTATTTATAAAAAACAATGAAAATAACGGTATGATAACTAGAATATGGGGGCCAAGTGCATGGTTTTTTTTACATATAATAACATTTAATTATCCAGTGACACCGACGGACGAAGATAAACAAAATTATTATAATTTCTTTTATAATCTTCAATATGTATTACCTTGTGGAAAATGTCGTATTAATTATAAAAATAATATATATGAAGATGACACAAAATTAACATTGGACGTTTTTAATAACAGAGATTCTGTAAAAATGTGGTTATATAAATTACATAATAAAGTAAATGAATTAACTGGTAAAAATGTTACTATAACATATGATGAAATGAATAAAAATATAGAACAATATAGAGCAATATGTGATAATAATGATAAAACTCATATAGGTTGTAATACAGCACAATATAAAAACCTTAAAAACAAAAAATGTGAAATAAAAATTGTTGAAAAAAAATAATAATTATTTAATCAAGTATGTCATTTTTACCTTTACCTTTACCTTTACCTTTACCTTTACCATTATTTTTCCCATTACCCTTACCTTTACCTTTATTACCTTTTGTAAATATATTTTGATTAATATTGTCACCTTTACCTTTACCTTTACCTTTACCTTTAATATTAATAACATCAATTAAAACATTGATAAATGGGTCTAAAAATTCATTTGATTGATAATTATTATATGAATTAGTTGAGGATGATGATTGTGATTTAAGAAATTCATAATGAATTTTGTGTAATTCAATCAATGTGTCAATTAAAGAATTAATCAATGGTTGATCAATTTTAATAGCATCGATATTAAAATTATCATCATCAATTTTTGGTACATGAAAATATTTATATTTATCTTTACATTCATCATCACTATGTTTACATTTACATGTAAAATGATAACGACAAATATTTGATTTAAGTTTTATATATGGTGATTCTTTATCATAATTAATAAATGCATCTTTTAATGAATCCAAAATAACTTTAACAGTATTATCAGACATCATTATTTCATCATAATTTATATTATCATTATCTAATTTAGGCAAATGTAAATAATTACAATCATCTTTATTACATTTATTTTGCAATGAATAAGAACACACACGTGTGTTTTTTTTTGACATAATTTTTTGAATATATATCAATATATATTTATGTTTATAATGATTATTGTTATATACGATATTATATAAATATAATCATTTTTTTTTTATATAAAATTGACTATATATATAATATAATATATATATAATTAATAATATAATTAATATATAGTTTAAATACAAATATAATATTAATAAAAATGAATGAAATAGAAAAAGAAATATTGCGTGCAATGTGTTATTATAATTTTTATAATACGATATTGTCATCGTTTAAACGTCATTTTAATATTGATGAAATGAAATCATTTAAAAGGAATTATGATTTTTATGATAAAGTAAGGGCAATTATAATAAGATGGATATTTATTTTAGTAATGGTCAGAACACCAGAGGATGATCCAGTGTTTATTACGCAAAATTCATCTGACTTAGAAAGTCAAATTAATATTGATATAAACAATTTCTTTAAAAGTTATAATCCACAAAATGTTAATTTAAAAGAATATAGTAATATTATTATCAATATATTATATACATCATTTAAAGAATATAAAAATATAATGGATACTACTAAAATTGAATCAGATAATGAAATTCTTATTAAACAAAATCATAATAAAATTACACTAATATATGAATCAAGATCAATTGATACATTAATGGATGATTATTATGTAATGATAAAAAATAAACAAATAATATTAAATTATTATTCAGATTTGGAATATTTAAATAAAAAAAAATATAATATAAATAAAGTATTTGCATCATATTTTAGATATAAATATTTATATGCAGATAATCAAACATTGGCATATTCATATACAGGACATAAAGAGGAAGCGATTGAATGTTTTAGCACACCATTTAACCATCATCATATATATTTTTGTTCAGCATTTCCAGATTTGGAAACTGAAATGGGGTCTCAAGGGGAATTTTTTGATTTAATGAAAAAAGCAATTAATAATGAATATGAATTCCCGGTAAATAATTTAAAAATAAATCCAATATTTGATGAAATGGTAGATTTGCGTGTATCAGAAATATCATTAAAATTATTGGCGACTAAAAAAAAATATAAAATGAGTTTTATATTACCGAATTGGATTGCATTTACTGCACTTGATATATTATTAAATAGTAAATATTTTGTAAAAAAAGAAATTTATAAAAAAGGTGATTTATTCTTTACAAATTATTTTACAGGGAAACAAATACCACCATGTGAAATTGTTATAATATTTTTAGAAAATTAATATAAATTTTTATTTTTTTTATTATTATAAATGATATGTATTAATGATTAAAAAATTGATATATAATATATATAATATAAGAATATTAATAATTAGTAAAAATGGCGGAAAAGGCGGAAAAATATCAGAAAATAACACATATTGAACATGTATTAAAAAGGCCAGATACTTATATAGGAAGTGTTGAAAAAGAAAACAAAGAATTTTATATATTTGATGAAAGTAATGAAAAATTCATAAAGAAGCAAATGGAATATATTGATGGGTTTATGAGAATACATATGGAAATAATATATAATGCGATTGATAATATACCACGTTCACGTGAACAAGGATTAATATGTGATATGATAAAAATAGAAATAAATAAAGATTTAAATAAAATAAGTGTAACAAATAATGGATTATCAATACCTATAACACAAAATGATAAAAATGAATATATACCTGAAATAATATTTGGAAATTTAATGGCTGGGTCAAATTTTGATGATAAAGAAGATAGATATACAACAGGAAGAAATGGGTTAGGAGCAAAATTAACAAATATATTTTCTAAATATTTTGAAATTGAAATAAATGATCCGCATAATGAACAAATATATAAACAAACATGGGAAAATAACATGTCAAAAAAAAATGAACCGACGATAAAAAAAAGTAAATTAAAAACAGGATATGTAAAAATAACATGGACTCCTGATTTTGAATATTTTAAATTAAAACAAAATTATTATACTGATGATCATATTGATTTAATAAAAAAAATATCTTATGATATAGCGGGTAATTCATCAAAATGTACTGTTATGTTTAATAATACTAAAATAAAATTCAAATCATTTTTCGATTATTGTAAATTGTATCATGATGATTTAGACAAAGAACATATTAATATAAAACATAAAAACATTGAATTAATTGATGAGTTTGAATCAAATATTGTAATAACACCAGCATATGAAAAAAATAATAATATGAGTATAAGTTTTATAAATAATTTATACACGATTGATAATGGAAAACATTATCAATTATGGTCAGATAAAATATTAAACGGTATTTGTCAAAAATTATCGAAAAAAAATAATATAGTTGAACAAAAAGATATAAAGAAATTTTTCAATATATTTGTATCATGTAGAATAATAAATCCTACATTTAAATCACAAAGTAAGAATCAATTAACTGGTTCAAAGGACATAATTGATACAGATATTGATATAACAACAATTATAAACAAAATATATAAATGGGATGTTATTAATAATATTAAAGCATATTTAGAAAGTAAAGAAGATGCGAAATTAAAAAAAACAACTGATATTAGACGAAAAAATATTCATATTGAAAATTATGATGCAGCTAATAAATCTGGGTCAAAATATTCAAAATATTGTTCATTATTATTATGTGAAGGATTAAGTGCAAAAACATATGCAGTTGTTGGAATGAGTTATATTATGTCGTATATATCAAATATGGGGTATAATATAACAGATTTAGGAGAAAATGATGAAAAAAAAATTAAAGGAAGAGATTGGATGGGAATATATCCATTAAGAGGAGTACCATTAAATAGTAGAAATGCAACAAATGATCAAATATTAAAAAATAGAGAAATAACAGATATTATAAAAATATTAAATGTTGAAAAAAATGTAGATTATACAATTAAAGAAAATTTTGATAAATTAACATATGGTAAAATTGTTATTTTAACTGATGCTGATGTTGATGGTACTAAAATTAAAGGATTATTATTAAACATATTTCATGATATGTTTAAATCATTATTATCATTATCATATATTGTATGTATGAAAACACCTATTTTAAAAATAAATACAAAACAACATAAAGATATGTTATTTTACAATGAATATTTAGCAAGAAGATACATTGATACATATAAAACAGATATTAAAAATATCAAATATTATAAAGGATTAGGCACATCAAATAATGAAGACATTAAACAATCATTTGCACAATTTATGGAAACGATAAATTATGATGAGAAAACAGATGAAATGATGGAAATAATGTTTAATAAAAAGAAAAATTTTTCGGATGATAGAAAATGTTTGATAGAACAATATAAATACAATATAAATGATAATGTATTAGAAAGTATAAATAAATTTATATCAAAAACAAATAATAAAATTATGCATGTTATTACAAATAAAACAATAAATATATCAAATTTTATAAAAAATGATATGGTTGAATTTTCTATAGCAAATTGTAAAAGAACAATACCACATATTATGGATGGTTTAAAACAATCACAAAGAAAAATATTATATGGTGTTTTTGAAAAAAATGTTGGTTTTAACAGCAAACCTATTAAAGTTGCACAATTAAGTGGTTATGTTAGTGAAAATACTAATTATCATCATGGTGAACAAAATTTATGTGAAACTATAATTAAAATGGCACAAAGTTTTGTAGGTACAAATAATATATCATTATTATACCCAGAAGGTCAATTTGGAAGTAGATTAGCATTAGGTGAAGATGCAGCATCACCAAGATATATATTTACAAAATTAAATAAATATACACGTATTATATTTAATGATAGTGATGATAATATATTAACAAAAGTAATTGATGACGGTGATATTGTTGAACCGGAATTTTATGTACCAATTATACCAATGATATTAGTAAATGGTTGTAAAGGTATAGCAACCGGTTTTTCGACTGAAATCATTAATTTTAATATTCATGAAATTATAGAATATATTAAATTTTGGTTAATTAATGATTATTTTGATGATAATAAGACAATAAATCCATGGTATAAAGGATTTGAAGGAACAATAAAACAAATAAATGAAAAAAAATGGGAAACATATGGGTCATATAATTATGACAGCTCAAAAGGTTTAATTACTGTAAATGAAATACCTATATTAATATCAATTAATGAATTTAAGGAATGTTTGGATAAATTAATAGAAGGGAAAAAAATATTATCATACAATAATTATTCAACTGAAAATAAACCATATTTTGAAATTAAAATTAAACCATTTGATGGTGATATATTTAGTTTAATTTCAAAATCAAAATCACATTTAAATATCTCAAATATGACATTATTTGATATAAATGATGCTTTGAAAAAATTTGATAATGTATATGATATTACACAATATTATTGCAATATTAGATATGAATATTATGAAAAACGTAAAAAATATTTAATTGATATATTAGAAAAAGAATTAATAAAAATAAGCAATAAACATAGATTTATATTGCATGTAATAGAAGATAATACAATAGTATTTAAAAAAAAAGACCATGAAATTACACAAACATTAGAATGTTTTAATTATGATAAAATTGATAATTCATATGAATATTTATTAAGTATTAATGTAAAATCATTTACATATGAATTATTAGAAAAGTTAAATAAATTGTTAGAAAATAAAAAACATGAATTGTCTGTGTTAAAATCAAAAAAAATAAAAGATATTTGGTTAGATGATTTAGATGTTTTAATTAAATTATTAAAATCTGATAACTATTTTAATTAAAATATAAAAAATATTATTAATAATAAATATATTATATATAATATATATGGATAATAATAATTTAGAAAAATTTATGTTAGAAACTAAATGTAATATAAATGAATCAAATTGTTTTTTTGAACAAAATAAACATATAATTGATATTGATGATCTGATTGATTTATATATAAAAATAAATAAGATTGAATGTCATATATGTTATGATAAATGTGATAAATTATATATGTTTGTGCCATGTAATCACAGAATAATATGTAAAAATTGTGCTGAATTATATTTATCTAAATATGAAGAATGCATTAATTCAGGTATTGATAAATGCCCAATATGTAGGGAAAAATGGGTTATGATATCTGAAAAAAAACCATTATGTTTACCACCGACATTACCGCAAAATAACAATGATATTAATAATACTACACCTAATATGTTGCTTATTGGCATACACCATGAAATTATACCTATAATTAATGAAGAAAATTTTATGTTTAATAGAAGAAAAAAAATATGTAAATTTTATAAAAATGGATATTGTTCACATGGAAATAATTGTCGTTATCGTCATTTATCAGATTATCAAAATATACAAAGAACACCAACAAAAGATGATTATTGTAAACATTTTTTACAAAAAGGTCATTGTAATTATGGTGAATTATGTAATTTTATTCATGATGTTTTACCCACTGAAATTGCTACACCATAATTATAAAAAAAATGATTATTTATAAATTAATACTCTTACTTAATTTATATGGTGTAATAATATTTAATAATTTTAACATGACTAAATGTTGTATATGTTACAATGATAAATTATGTAAATATACAAATATAAATTGCAATATTTGTAAAAATACAATTATATGTAATTTATGCGTTTTAAAATCTAATTCATATAATATGTTATGTAAATGTAAATATTTTAAAAAATGTCCAATATGTAATATTAAATGTATGATTGTGAAAATATAGTAAAAATAAGAAAAAAATTTATAGAATCACATGAACCATTTTATTAATATAAAAAAATGATTATTTTTTTTTAATACCGTTACATCAATTAAACATAATAATATTGATTTCAATATAATTTCAATATAATTATATATATATATAATTATATATGGGTTTTTTTATTATGAATATTGATGATAATATAATTGATGGTAAAAACATTATTGATAATTGTATATGGGTAAATGGTTCATATTATTTAAAATATGATGGTGAAAATAATATTAATAAAGAATGTATTATGTCAATAAGTATTGATAATATATATGTATTATTAAATGCTATTAATAAATTAATGAAATTTAATTTATGGGATAATACAGAAAAAAATAAACAATTATGTGATGATATGAATCATTGGCATTATTATAAATGTCGTAATGGTGATAATTGTAAAAATAAATACAAAAATTTATGTGGATATTATCATCCATCTGATGATAATATTAAACCAATGGTTCAATTACATTATATGAATTTTCCATCATATATACCAAATGGTAGAAAAATGAAAATATATAATCCCAATTTTAATAAAAAAGGTGAAATTGACCAAATGTTATTTGCAGAAAATGAAAAAGATTTAAGAATATTACCATATAATCATAGAAAAATTTTTACATGGTTACATATCCGTGTAATTACACATTTTCGAAAAACATATAAAACATTTAAATAATACATATTAAATATATTTTTTTTTTATTAATAATTAATTAAATAATTGTAATATAATTATATATTATTAAACAATAATTATAAAAAGATGTTAAATATTTACAAAAAAACAATAAAAGAAATATATAAAAGAAATGTATGTACAACTGTATCAGACGTTATTTATAATAAATTTATTGAACATAATATAACTGACGTTTTTATGTATTCAGGTGGTGCAATTATGCCGTTAATTGATAAATTTAATAAAATAAATAATAATAAAATAAAATATTATATTGGAACACATGAACAATCAATATGTCATTCAGCAACATCATATGCAAGAGTAACAGGTAAAACAGGGATAGTAATAACAACAAGTGGACCGGGTTTAACAAATAGTATAACAGGTATGTTGGATGCACAAAATGATTCAACACCATTATTAATTATAAGCGGACAAGTATCACAAAAAGATATAGGTACATTAGCTTTTCAAGAAGCACCAAGTGTTGATATAACAAAACCATTCACCAAATTAAGTTATCAGATAAAAACACCTGAAGAAATTCACGTTATTATGGATCATGCTCTTTATTTAACACAACATAAAAAAAAAGGTGTTGTTCATTTAGATTTACCTAAAAATATTGCTATATCAAAAATTAATAATAATGTTAACATATATGAAAAAAAAGATATAAATATTATTAATAATAATGATAATATTAAAAAACAAAATGATATAAATAAAATAATTTCAGTAATATTTGAATCAAAAAAACCGATATTAATATTAGGCCAAGGTGCAAATAAATGTTCAAAAAAATTATTACAACTAATAAATATGTATAATATACCATTTACAACAACAATACATGGTAAAGGTATTGTTGATGAATATAATAAAAATTGTTTAGGTTTTATAGGTATGCATGGTAACCCGATAGCAAATAACACGGTTCAACAAGCAGATTGTATAATTGGTATAGGATATAGATTTGATGATAGAACAACAGGTAATGTTAATACATTTGCCAGTAATGCTAATAATATTATAAATGTTAACATTGAACCAAATGAAATAAATAAAACAATTAAATCAAACATTAATTATATCGGTGATTCTATTGATTTTTTAAACGAATTATTTTATATTTATGAAAATAAATATAAACACAATCATAATATAAGTAATACATTTAAAAATAATATAAAATTATGGAATAACAATATAAATGATTTAAAAATAAAATATAAAGGATTTCAATATAATAATGATAATAAATTACGATCACAATATATAATAGAAAAATTAAATGAATTAATAAAAGAAAAAGATTATATAATAACAACAGGTGTAGGTAATCATCAAATGTATACTTCACAATATATAAAATTTAAAAAACCAAATACATTTATAACATCAGGTAGTTTGGGTGTTATGGGTGTTGGTTTACCATTTGCAATCGGTGCAAAAATAGCAAATCCAAAAAAAACAGTAATTGATATTGATGGTGATGCTAGTTTTTTAATGACAGGAAATGAATTGGCAACTATATCAAAATATAATCTTGATATTAAAATTTTTATAATTAATAATAAATGCCAGGCAATGGTTAAAAGTTGGGAAAAATTATTTTTTAATAAAAGATATACTGCAACTGATCTATCTGATATAAAAGTGTCTTTTGTTAAATTAGCCGAAGCATATAATATTAAAAGTATTAAATGTAACAAAAAAGAAAATGTTATTGATGTATTAACTTATGCAATTAATTACAATGGTCCTATATTAATTGAGTTTTTAACTGAATTTGATTTATGTTTGCCATTAGTATGTCCCGGTGAAAGTTTAAATAATATGATATTATATAACAACAATAATAATCTAAATATACATAATATATTACCACCAAATTAATTTAATCAATATCATATATTACACTATTTTTTATATGACATATATGTCTTAAATTATTAAATAATAAATGTTGTTCATGAATTTTAATTATAATATCATTTGTATTATAAAACTGAATAAATTTTATGTATAAATTTTTATTATTTGTTGAATAATTTATAGCATGTTTTCGTTCATTGTCATATGCATCACCTAATATTATAATATTTTTATACATATCATGATTATGTAAAATATATAATAATGAATTTTTTTTATTATATCTTTCATTAATACCTAATATATTATATTCTATATTATGTACATATACAATTGATTTAATGAATTTATGTATATATTGACTAAAAAAATCATCAGTGTTTAATATATTTTTTATTTTATTATAATCATATTGTATAACATGGTTTTTAATAATATTATAATTTATTAAATGTTTATTGTATTTAATAATATTATCTATTTTTTTTAATGATGTTGAAACCCATGGATCAATAGATGCTGTTAATATTATTATTCTACCATTTAATTCTGTTATAATATAATTAATAATTATAATTATATTTATTAGCACAATACAAATATAATTAACATTTACTTCATCAATTTTGTTAAAATAATTATTATTAATTATATCAGTAATAAATGTTGGCATTAATGTTTGGTCATAATCAAATATCCATAAACTATTATCCATGATATAAATATATTTATTCTTTTATATTTTTTTATTTTTATTTCTAACATATATTATAATATTATAATTATTATGTTAATATCTGGCCCAATTGACTTAAATGTGTTATATTCAAAAAAGGACAAACATTATGTATATGTATTTGGTGATATACACGAAGATTTAAAACATTTATGTGATAATAAACAAAATTTAATTTGGGATTTTTTATATAATTTAATAATAAAAAATCCAAAAAAATTATTTAATATATTGGTTGAAACATATCAAATTGATGATGATACTGATAATAAATTTAATAATATAGATGTTATATATCACATTATTGATAAATTTAAATGTTTTTCTAAAGAAAAAAATAAAAAACAATTTACAAATGCAATGATACATTATATTGATTATCGTATTATGACATCTTTTGGTTTTGTTGCAAATAAATTTCATATAAATTATAAAAAATCATATGAATTTTTTAATCATATTGAAGTTATAGACAATAATATGTTAAATTTATTATTAAATTACTATAATAATACGAAAAAATCAGATGATATATATTTAAATACGTCAACTGTTTATAATATTTTATTAGAATTTAAATTTAAAAATCAAATTAATACAATTAATGAATATATTGGCGTATTTAAAGAATTTATTAATTATAGTAAAATCGACAAACAATTTTCAAATATACATAATAATAATTACATAAATATTTTATATAATTATTCAGACACATTTTTTCAATATATATTAAATAAATATCAAAAAATACAAATAAATGTTATTTTAAACATATTTTCAAATATATTAAATGATTGGAATGTATTAAAGAAAAAAAAACATATTTATACCGATAATCAAATAAATTTATTATATGCTTTTTATGAATTTAATTTTGAAATACAATTAATTTTAATGGATTTATATGCTATGGGTAGATTATTACGTCATTTTGATGAATATGATTTACCAGAATTTAAAAATAATGATAAATACAGTATTTTTTATGTTGGCGGTAAACACGCTGTATTATACGTTAAATTATTACAACAAATGGAATTTGAAATAATTCATAAATCAAGTAATTTTAATAAAAAAAAAAGATGTATTGAAATTGATGACAAAGTTTTTTCTGATTTTAATTTATAAATTATTTTTATGTTTATCCGATTTTATATGTCTTGCAAAATTTACTATATTATATGATTTTTTACATACATCACAATATTTTTCTTTTATTTTTTTTTCAATATATTCTGTTTTATCATCATTATTTATTATAGTTTTATTAATATTATCTATATGTTTTTTTGATTTAATATGTACATTTAATTGATTAATATATATTTTACATATATCACAATATTGTTGTTCTTTTGTTTTATTTTTTTCTTTCATTTGTTCTAATATTTTTTCTTTATTATTTTGATAATATTCTTTATCTCTATTTAATATATGTTCATGATGTTTTTCACGATATTCTTTATTATATTGTGATCTTTGTTCTTTTACATCATCATTTTGTCTATATATTTTTTGTTTTTCTAATATTTGTTCTTTATTATTATCTCTATATTGTTTACTTGTTTCTTTTTTTTCTTCATCTGTTTTAATTGGTAATAATTTATTCACACAATCATATCCATCATTAATATATTGTTCAATCCAATAACGTTCTCTTGCTTCTAATTCTCGCTTTGATTCACATGGATAATCTTCAATTAATTCTATTTTATAATTATTATTTTCTAATATTTTAAATGATGTTGTGTATGAATTATTATTATTGTCATTTAACCAACAATTATATGTATTTACATGATCAAGTAAACGTAAATTTATTTCACGTGTTGTGTTTCCAATATATATTTTTTTTGTATAATTGCATATTAATTTATATATTTTTCCATTATTATAATTAATAATTTTGTCATATTGTATATTTTTTTTATAATTTCTTCTATCGTTAATTTTATCTATTGTATAGTTTATACAATTGTTTTTATATTCATTTATCCAATATTTTTTTTTTAAATTTTTTACAATATTATCAATATTATAACATTTTTCTAATATTTCTACTGTATAAACTTTATTTAATTTTATAAAATCAAATATTTTTTTGTAATTATTTTTTGTTTTTATCCATGATTTATAATTTTTTATTAATTTTATTATTGGTGTATATATGTTGTCATAATTTGTTACATTAATATAAATTTTATTATTTTCATTGCATGTTATTTTATATATTATTATATTCATTTTATTTTATTATATATTATATCATTTTTTTCTTTAATTCATAAATCCTAAGTTCAACTCAAATATGAGCTCCATCTTAAATTCACGTCGTTATCATTAATAGATAACATATTAATACGTTTAGCACTCATATATAATTTCATTTTTTGCCCAGCAACAGCTGGATCGACTGTATATTTTAATATAATTTCTTGAATTCGACTAAAATTAATATGACCAGTTGCTTCTGCGTCAGTAAATTTTCTACAAAATTGTAATAAATAAATTCCATTATTATCATATGAATAATGATAATTATCATCCTTTTGTTGAGCCATATATTTAATATAATCTGATGGGTTTTTATGTACAATAAATGGCAATGTATCAAAATTTAAAGTAAACTCATTTATTATAGGATGTTCAATATCATAATAACTACGTTTTAATGCTAAAATAAACACATTAGTAGGCACATTATTTTGTATAACAGTTTGCCCTTCATATATAGGAACAGGAAACCATTTTCGTTGACCTCTTGTAAATTTATACCAATTATGAAATGATTTTTCATTTTCTTCTGTTCTAAACGCAAAGTATAAATATGGTGTCATATCCGCCAAATCTTTAATTTTAATTTCATCTAATTTATGTATATTTAAATTAAATGATTGGTGGGTTGATACCATATACATATCAACATTTTTTATGTAAAAATTTCTTACTTCATCATTCACATATATATTGTTAACAAACATTGACATTTCGTATGTTGGTTTTGTTGCATTCAAATTATTCATAGCATGTGATAAAGTATGTGTATTAAAATATGGTGTTTTATCAGTTGTTTCATCAACAATACCACTATCATTGTCATAATAACCAGTTTGAATTATATCATCAAGTGGCGAAAACCAAATTTTAATATGATTTCTAGAATTACTTATTGCAACTGTATCTTGTTTTAATACTGGATATGATTTTTCTAAATATTTATTAAACCAAAATAATAATGGTATTGTCATGTGTAATTTTTCATGATAATTTTTAAATGTTTGATATCCATCAATAACATGTCTTACTTCTTCATGTTCACGATCATTACTATAATAATAACTTTGATTAAATCCACTGTGTCCCACACATTTTTTAAATGCTTCTCTTTTTTCTGTTTCTAATTCATTATTCATATAAAATAACATATCTTCTTGGTTATATGAATCGACTTTTCTTCCATTTAACCACAATTCTAATTTTTGTATTAATCTTATACCTGGATAAGGTGTATACCTATATTTTAATGTATCTTGTTCTGTATTATTAGGATCACCAATTGGATTAAATACAACATCTAAATACATATCATGTATAAAATCACCTTTAAATACTTGATCTAAATCAATCGTCATATATGAACCTAAATTAATATTAGGTAAAATACTTTTTAAATATACTGATGATGTTGATATAAATGGTTTAAAACTTGATGATAAAAATAAATTATGTGTTGATAGTAAATCATCAATTGTTATTTCTTCATCTGATTGTTCAAATGCTCTAAATCTTCTTATTAATAAATTTCTTAATGTTAATGTATTATCAGGTTCACCATTATTTGTACTTAATACTTTGAACGCACTTTCAATTGAACTTGACATATATAGTTTAATTATATAATAATATATATATTTATTTTTATCAAAATATTATTTTATTAATAAATTATATCAAAAAAAATAAATAAATTTATCTTTCAATGCTCAATTATTTCTATTTTTTTTTGATATTCAACGTATGGTTTTGTTATATTTTTTGATGCTTCGTCATTTCTTTCTGCATATATTAATATATTATACACGCCTTCTTTTTGTGTTGTTATTGATATAATATTTGTATTCTCAATATGATCACCATAGGCATTACCAAAATGTTTATTGGGCGAACAATATACGCTAACATTTTTCACTAGATTTTTAAACCAATTTGGCATCTCAATTTCAAAAGTGCCCGCACTATCACAATCTATTTTTTTATTATATAACATTGATCCACCAATACAATCGTTTTCTATACACCAATGTCTTAATTTCCATTTATAACCATTGTCTGCTATCTTATCTGGATTTGGATGATCAATTTCAAATGTTTTTGTACCAGCTGTTAATTCGCCAACAACATCAAAATCACTTGTATTAGCAGGGACATCTAATACTATACCTGTTGAATTTGAATATGTAAATCTTTGACTTGTATGTGGTGCAATTATTTGAAATGATGACGTTGATGCACTTATCGTTGCTGGTGTTGATGCACCATCATAATCTAAATGTAATGTCGGTGTTCCTATTCTTTTTATTTCTAATCTATTACTCACTGAATATCCGCTTTCCCCCGTTCCTATTATAGATTTATGTGTTAATTCAGACGCTGTTATTTTCCCTGTAATATCAATATCATTAGTGTTTGCGGGGTTATTTAATACTGTACCAGTAACATTTGATATTCTAAATGCCGTTGCTGTATTAGACGTATTTAATTGAAATAATGAATTTGTTGCATTTATTGAAGCAGGTGTTGCTGTTGCATGATATTTAAATCTTAATTCCGGTGTCCCACCTACTTTATCCAATTCTAATATATCGCTAAAAGTAGTACCACTTCCACCACCCAACATTGATCCTGTATATGATATGTCTTGTAATGTTGTATTTAAATTTTTTGTTAAACCATCTAAGTAATTTAATTCATCTTTAGTTATGGGTGAAACTATCACCTTTCCATTTATATCTGATATTAATGCTCTATCTATAGTTAAATCATCTGTTATTATAGTTGATGCGCCACCTGTTACTATTTCACTTTTTAATTCTAATTTATCATCTATTTCTTTTTTATTATAATACAAATTATTATGATTATAATTAATAATATAATTAATTAATTTATTTGTTAATTTATTGATTTCATTTTTGTTATATAATTCATGTTTCAAATAATATACATTATTATTGTTTTTATTTGATATTTTATTTGTTATTATATTTATTTTTTTATTGATTTCATTTTTGTTATATAATTCATGTTTCAAATAATATACATTATTATTGTTTTTATTTGATATTTTATTTATTGTTGTGTTTAATATATCATGTATTTCATCTTTATTTAATATTTGGTTTTTTGTATAATATACATCATCATAATTTTGTATTAGTATTTTATTTGTTATTGTATTTACGATTTCATTTATTTCATATTTATTATACACGTTATTTTTAAAATAATACAATTCATTATTATTTTTATTTGATACATAATTAATTAATGATTTTGAATTATCGTTTACTTGTTGTTCTTTTTTTGCTAATATTTCATTTAATTCAATTTTAGTATAATAAATATTGTTATGGTTATGATTACAAATAAAATTTGTTAATTTATTTGTTATTTTATTAATTTCATTTTTATTATATAATTCATATTTTAAATAATACAATTCATTATTGTTATGGTTATGATTACAAATAAAATTTGTTAATTTATTTGTTATTTTATTAATTTCATTTTTATTATATAATTCATATTTTAAATAATATACATTATTATTATTTTTATTTGATATTTTATTTATTGTTGTATTTAATATATCATGTGTTTCATTTTTGTTTAATATTTGGTTTTTTGTATAATATAAATCATCATAATTTTGTTCAATTAATTCATTAATAACATAATCAAATTTAGAATTAATTTCATGTTTATTATACACATTATCTTTCATATAATAC